CTGGCCATCGCGGCGATCCTACGCTGTCCTTGTAATTACGATGGGTTCGCGCCCGCTTAGCTCAATGGATAGAGCGCCTGACTTCGGATCAGGAGGTTGCGAGTTCGAGTCTTGCAGCGGGTACCAGTTCAGCCCTAGATCGGCGTTATTCGTATTCAAGAAGCGAGGGCGACAGATTGCGAGAGGCTGCGTCAAATTGACGCCTAGACAGCGGACAGAATTGCGAGTCAGGCGCTCTGCGCCAGTGCAATTCGACGAAAACCCGCTCCCACGGCCGACCATGCCTGACCTCGTCGAGGCCTTCCTGGACCACTGCCGCGACAAGAAGCTGTCGCCAAAGACGATCACCTGGGCCTACGGCTGGCCGCTGCGGAAGCTGTTCCTTCCGTACTGCGAGCGCCACCAGGTGACTGCGATCGACCAGCTGGACGAGGTCCTGGTTGGACGGTTCGCGCGGGAGCTCCATGAGAAGAAGCTGGCCAGGGCGAGCGTCCGCTCCTACCTGAAGGGCGTGAACACCTTCCTCAACTGGGCTCGCAAAGGTGGGCCGACGTCGCCGCTGCCGGGTCTCAAGAAGGTCGAACGCGACGTCCTCACACTCCGCGAGATGCGTAAGCTCGAGGCGGTTGCTCCAACCAGCCGCGACCAGCTGATCATTCGGATCCTAGCCGACACAGGCATGCGCGAGAGCGAGCTCGTCACTCTGAGCCTCGACGACGTCCTCGAGCGCGACGGTAGCGATGTCCTCCGGGTCCGCGGCAAGACCGGCCAACGCCTGCCGTCGATCTCCCCTGAGGTCCGAGCCCGCCTGCGCCGCTACACCAGCCACGAAAGGCCCCGCGATGCTGTCAGCCGGCGGATCTTCATCGCTCATTCGCGGAACTCAAAGTCCCAGATACACGAGCCCCTGACCGGGAGCGGTGTTTACCAGATGGTCAAGACGCAGGCCGGCCGCCTCGGCTGGGAGAAGCGCGTCTACGTCCACCTTCTGCGCCATAGCAACATCACGCTTCGGATGGTCCGCAAGCAATCGATGGGCGAGATAGTCGCGGAAACCGGTGTATCGATCAAGGTCCTGGTCGAGAACTACTCCCACCCTGCGCTGCACGACCGCCATGCCTCGACGATGCGCGTGCTCGAGGCGGTCGATGACGAGCCCTGAAAACAAACAGGAGGCGAGGGGGACAAGCTCCTCGTCTCCTGCCCGATCTCCCAGGTAGCCGTACTTGGCACGTCGCACTCTACAGATCGCGTAACGGGTTGGCAATAGTTAAGGTGTCCTGGCATTTAGGGTTGGAGGCCGCCACGCAGCCTGATAAACTGGCCCTCACCTAAGACCTCAGTACTTGGCAGTTCGGGGGTCGCGGGTGAGACAGGGCCATGCGCCCGGTCTCGGTAGGTAAAGTGCCCGGGTAGCTCAGTGGACAAGAGCATGGGGGCTCTGACCCCTCACGCGCGGTTTCGATTACCGCCCCGGGCACCCAACCCCAGCTAGGTCACTATCCCATAACGGCGGAATCGGCCGCAACCTGCGCGATCGGCGCTCCATGGTCTAGACTCCGTGTCTGACGAGATCCGACGTCCTCCTCGCCGGCGGTGGTCAGAGCACTGCTGGACGGAGGCCCGAAACGGGAGACCGGGGGCGGGTCTCGTCCGCTTTTTGCTGGGAGGCTCCCGCCCGACCCTTGACTTTGTATCCGATACACTGTATAGTGACAGTGTAAAGGAGATCAGTCAGAATGGATCTAAGAGATGTCGTCAAAGCAGCCGAGGAGCAGGGGTTTCGAGTCGAGCGCACCAGCAAGGGTCACTGGAAGTTTTTCCCTCCAGACTCTGCGAAGCCAGCCGAGTTCTTCTCGGGCACCCCGTCCGACCAGCGCGCGATCAAGAACCTCATTGCCAAGCTACGGCGCGCGGGGCTGATCTGGCCGTGGGCCGGAAGGATTCGGAAGTGACCGGCTGGAGCGTCCTCATCGAAGGCCGCCCCGCGAAGCCAGTGGATCCGGAGAAGCTCAGCGAGCAGCTGGCAGACCTCCACGCGGTTGTGAGCTTCGGCGATGGCCTGCTTTCTACTGCAGCCACCGTCGACGCACGCAATCCGATGGAGGCTTATGACTTCGTGTACGAGACCCTCGCGGGCGTTGTGGTCGGCCAGGTCAAAGTCGAGAAGGCTGAGATCCTTTCCGAAGAGCGCCAGGCGCGCGAGCTCGAGGTCTCGAACCTCCCCGACCTTGTTGGACTCGCAGAGATCGCCGAGCTCGCCGGCACGACTCGGCAACGTGTCTTTCAGATGACCGCGAACAAGGGGTTTCCTGCCGCGGTGCTCGAGCTCCGATCGGGTCGCCTGTGGTCCAGACCTGCGATTGTGCGTTACCTCGAAGGACGCCAGTTCGTCCGGCCGCGGATCAAGACGCTGGCATCCCAGGTCGGTGGCGCGGGCATCACTGCCACCCTGCGCAGCAAGCAGAAGGCGGCCAAGCACAGGTGAAGCTCAGTAGCATTTTCTTCAAGGCGGCACGAGTGAGCCGCGACCTATCAGCTGTTGGATCCGGCAACCCGAAACGCATGGCTCGACGAGTCAAGAACAAGGTCGTTGGCCGAGCGCTCGCCAGGACCCTGTTCCGGACCTTCTGGCGCTAGATTTCCCGGGGAAAGTTGCATCGACTGAGCGCTATCGACGAGGACGCGCGAACCGCTTCGTGTGAAGTCTGCGGCCCAACCACTATTCGACGAAGGGCCAATGGACGCTGGCGCTGCAATCACACAACGCAATACCGCGCTGAGCAGTACAGGCATCGGGCGATTCGTAGAGGTCAAATACCACCCAACCCTCGTGAGGTCATCGCTGCATTGACGAGAAGGAAGCCCGGGAGATGTTCGATCTGTCGGCGACCGCTATCCCTACAGCTTGACCACGATCATCGCACCGGTCGAGTCCGGGGGTGGATTTGCGCATCCTGCAATCGCGGCCTGGCGCACTTCGATGACAACCAGGCACGACTGGAAGCGGCGATACGGTACCTCGAGCGGGCAGAAAATAAATAAATAAAGGCCCGGGACGCCGTCCCGGGCCCGGCTGGGGGAGGAAGAGACGCTACTTAAGCAGAGGTCCGATTGACGCGTTGTCCTTGAGCAGCGAGAAGACAAGTTGCTGAACGCCGAATAGCAGGGTCGACGACGCCAACAGAGCGGGCACCGACGAAAAGTCGGGGTGGTACTCGCCACTGGCGTAGCCGGCAACTGCGGCGATAAGGAATGCAACCAAGTAGGCGACAGCCGTCATGGTTGGACCGTCGAGCTTCACGTGCTTGAGAGCAAGTGGTGACAGCAAGATCACGACTGTCGCGATCGCATTGGCGAGCTGCACGCTCGAGCCCGTCGCCGCTGTCAGCGCAAGCCACAGGACCAGGAGCACGAGGACGACGAGTGCGGGCACACGGAAGAGACGGGACAGGAGCCAGGTCACAGAGGACCTCCTTTGAAAATGCCGGCGAGAGGACTGGAGCTACGGGTAGCGGCCGGCTGAGGCTGCCCGGGCTACTTGCTGATCAGGCCGCGGACGTACTGCTCCGCTTCGAAGTCAGCGAACGCGGCGGTGTGCTTCCCGCCGGGCCCACGATGGTGAAAGACACAGAGGACCTCGAGGTTGGCTGCGCTCTCGACCCACGCCCCGACCTCGTCGGAATTGCTGATGCCGGGGTAGTCCGTCTCCAGCCATTTCAGGTCGACCCCGTTCTGGAGGCTGAACTCGACATGCGAGTGGTGAAGCTCGAGGGGCTTCGTCAGGTCGCATTCGCTGAAGTCGGCACGGTGCTTGCCCACGGCGCACTGCCATTTGTCGGGATCCTTCTTCCAGGCCTCGTGGAGGTGGTTGAAGTCCTTGTAGTGCGGGTCGGACGTCCGGGCCGGATGTTCGGGGAAATGAATGACGTAGTGGTGAGTCTGCGGTCCATCGTGTGCTGCAACAGCCTCGTCGTCGCTCATGGATGGTGCCCTCCAGTTTTGGCGAGGTAAGTGAGGATGGAGACGGTGGCGGCGATCGCCCCGGCCACGGAACCAGCGAACGCAGACGCGACTTGGAGCCACGCTCGCCGCCGAGAATCTCTCCGGTCGAGCTTCTTCCGTTCAACCTGATCGTTGACGTAGTCCCTTAGCATTCCCGGGAGCGCCTGCTTCTGCTCGAGGCTGAGCTGCTCAACGCCGAACTCTTCCGTGAGAGCCTCCCCCTTGTCCAGGACGTCCTCCATTCGGGCGATGGCCTCAGCAGTACCCGGATGAGCGGGCAACACGACGTGGCGGCCGAGTTCGGCGTTGGTCTGCTGCACGAGGCGGGAGAGAGCGGTCAGCTGCCGACCAAGTGTCCGCTTGACGTGGTTCGCGCTCGAGATCTCCTTGCGCATTCCCTCGAGCTCTGGTCGGAGCGCGCCGACAGCCTCTGTGATCAGGTCCTTGCGCTGCTTCAGACGCTGGTCGAAAAGTTCCTCGAGCTCCTCGTCGGTGTAGGTTCGCTCGCTCACCGATACGGCCACCACGGGACGATGCAGCCTGAGCCTTGCTGCGGACCGGATCCTGGCACCGGATCGTCGACATGGGGGATCACGTTCGTTTGCGAGTAGACCGGTTTGCTCGGGTCCGCGTCGGCGAAGACGTTGAATGTCATGCCAGGGCGCGCCTGGGCCCACATGTCAGCTCGGATCTCGGCCACGTGCAGGTCGGTCAGGTGATCCGCCATCACAGTGCCGAGGCGGTCCTGCACTGTGTAAGTCGGTGCCGGCGGGATCGGGTCCAACGTCTTGAACGGCGCGCCGTCCTTGGTAATGACCAGCCCCGATCCACGGTGGGCATCGAGCCAAGTCGTGGCCGCCGCGAGAACCTTGTTGACGTCCGGATCCGTGGCCACCACCACCTTGTCGGCGATGGCCGCGTAGATGGGTGGTTTCACGGGTGCTGGCTGCACGATCGGCCGGAACCGGAGGACCTTGCAGATGATGGTGGCCGGATCCCCGTAGAGGTTCAGCCGCTTGACCACCCCGTCATACGAGTCACACACAATTAAGGACGAGGCTGGCTGGCCAGCTGTGTAGTTCCACACGGGTAGGAAGTGCGGGCTGTCGGTCACGAGCCCGTTGGGGAAGCGGATGAATAGAAGGACGTAGTCGGGTCCATTGTTGTCGACGGTCCGGAGGTCGGCGGCGCCGGCCGGTGCGTAAGTGCCGACCAGATCGATCAGGTTCGGGAATGCTAGGTGGAGAGCGGTATCCGGCAGCAGGTCGCCCGAGACATAGATCCCGTTGGCCTTGTAGAGGTCGTTCAACTCGGCTGGAGTGATCGAGTGCCCCATCCACGTGAGGACGTCGGCGTCGCTCACCAGGTAGCAGCCGGCGCCGTATTTGCTAGTTGGGCTGGGCCCGATCGTGTCCGGACCGAAACCGAGCAGGGTCGTCGCCCATCGTCCATCGACCTGCGACCAGCCGTTGGCGGTGCTTAGGGTCATTGGCGTCCAGCCTCCTCCGCAGGGTTTTTGAGCTGCGGCGTTAAGTCAGTGGTAGAGTCCGCTGTGAAGTGAAAGTGACCTTGCGAACAGCACTCGTCGGTGTGGTCGTGGCGGCAAGCGTGGCAAGCCTGGGCGTCACAGCCTTCTTGCACCAAGGCCTGGGCGGACCAGTGCACATCCAGTCGGCAGGCGTCTTGGGCTCGCCGTCGCCAGGCATCCTGTCAACCGACACGCCTGCACCGCAATCGCCAGCGGCCGACACCTCGCCAAGCCCAGGCGTTCCGGCCACGTCAGCACCCGTGCAGTCAGCTCCAGCGACTGCGGCGCCCGCGCTGCCCCCGCCGCCCGCGCCCGTGACCTACTGCGGCTACACCTACCAGGCGGGCCCGTTCCCGCTGGAGCCAGGCCCATCGACGCCCGTCTATAGCTCCTGTGAGGCCGCCATCGCAGGCGGGCCAAGCGTCGGCACTGTCGGGGGAATTGGAGGCCACCAGGTCGTCGGGCTTATCCGAAGTTCGCAGGGCAACGTCTACCTCCTCAGCAACGGCGATTGGCTCGCCGCCTGGAAGATAGTCAAGTCCTAACCCGTGCCTCCGGGCACGGGAGGCATCGGTGGCACTACCCCGGCTGCGCTGACCACAGGCGCTAGGTAGCGCCGCAGCAACTCCCAAAGGTCATCAGCGAGGCCGGGCCCCGGTGTCCCGCTCCACACGCCGGGCGTGGTCACGCCGCCGACGGTGAGGTCGTACTCGATGTGTAGCCCGGTGATGGCCTTGCTTGCCGTGTCGATGTCGAGGGCCGCCGCCTTGAGCCTGACGTTGATGCTCGCCACGCCTCAGCCCCCCGGCTGGTACACGTCGATGTTCCCCTGGTAGAACAGAACCTGTGTGCCGAGGTCGCCGAACATCCGCTGCCGCACCTCGTAGGTGCCGGCGGGTAGCGGCCCGGTCGTGATCCCGAGCGCGGTCGCGCCGGGCCCGGCGGTTCCCTGCAGGGCACCCGGCGCGATCGCGAACTGCTGTGACGAGTTGATGTAGCCGCCGATGCCCTTGTCGAACAACTGCGAGCCCGACGCGAAGATGACCTGGGCCGGGTTCCACGGCGAGAGGCTGACCTCCGTGGTGAGGTAAACGAAGGTGCCGCCGCCAGGCGCTGTCGCCTTAAGGGTGGTGTAACTGAGCCAGATGACCTGACTGGGTGCGGTTAGAGTGAAAACGCACGTGGTCAACATGGTCACGTCGAACTTCGTGCCGAGACCGTCGAAGTTGCCGACGGCCGGCACGGTCTGGTTTTGATTCGCGGAGTTATTCGGCGTCGAGATTCGCGGCCAACTGTTCAGCACGGGCGCCCGCTTGAGTTTCTGGATCTGCCTGTCGAGCTCGCCGAGCGTGCGGCTGAGTTCATCGGGGCGCAGGATACGGCCCATCAGAGCGGCGTCGGCCCCATCGTCAGGAGGACCTTCTCGGGCTGGTCATAGCCCGCCCTCACGTTGACCTCGAGAATCCGGTAGAAGGTGTCGAGGCCCGGCCCGATTGGGTTGTTCCGGGCATCGACGCCGGAGTTGAACCGGAAGTCGAGGATGCGCACGCGCGCGTCGTCGCCGACGGTGTAGGTGCCGAGCACCGGGTCGAGATCGGGCCGCACCTCGAGCAGCGGCAGGGCGACCGGGTTGGCGAGGGCCTTGCCGTCGGCCGTCGCGTGGGCATTGAGTTCAGCCTGGGTCTTTGCGTCGGTGTGCTGAAACACGCGCTCCAGCAGCGGATAACCAGCGTCGATGAGCCCTGGCGTCGAGTATTGCGACTGCAGGCTCGCCGCGCCGGAGCCCGCGCCGACGTCGTAGATGGTGATGCCCTGGACGGTCGCGTCCTCCGGCCACTCATAGTCGGAGATGTTGCCCGTGATGTCGGGGGCAGCGAGGCCCGCCGGGTTGACGTACCAGCCCGACACCTCGTGCTCGAACACCCACCCGCTTGAGGTCTGCACCGCGCCTCGGCGCGGGTAACTGAGCGTGAGCGTCTTGGTCGGGACGCCGGCGACGTAGGAGACGTCGATGCCGACATCGAGGCCCTGGTCCAGGGCCGCGATCTCGCGCACGGCGTCGCCGATGAGCTTGTATTCATAGGGGTTGTACGTGATCGTGCGCGTGACGCCGGACATGGGGATGACGGGCACGGTGATGCCGATATTGCCGCCGCCGATGCCCTGCAGCCAGTTGACGAGGGCCTGAACGATGACGACCTGGTCGTACGCCGCCGCCCCCGAGACCTGCGCCACGCTCGCGGTCAGGTAGCGGTGATCGAGGTAACTCAGGAAGTCCATCGCCTGCAACTCGAGCGTGCCCGCGGACGCCTTGTAGCGGCGGGTCCAGATGATGCCGCCCCACACGAGCACCCCGTCGCGGTCGACGTAGAGCGCCGTGCGCCCCGGCAGCGTAGCTCCCTGCAGGTAGTTCGCCACCTTATTCGCGGCCGGATCGGTAAGCAGCACCTTGCCCCGCAGTGAACCGATGTCGTCAAGGCGGGTGGTGAAATCCACCTCGTATGCCGGGAGCTCGGCGAGGATGGCGTTGGTCCTGAGGTCGGCCGCGAGGTAGGTGTAGCGGGCCACCTAGTCGAGCGGGATGCCGAGGTGGCGGGCGATGGCGGCGAAGCGGGGGTCGCCCTTGGCCGCTGAGCGAATGAGCTCATGGTCGGCCTCGACCCTAGCCCGCCGCTCGGCCTCGAACGCCGCGTATCGCTTGGCCTCGGCCTCGAGCGCGGCGACCTCCTCGGGGCTCAGGCGCGTGTACCCCTCGAGTTGCGTCGACACGTCAGCCTCGATGTGGTGCGGATGCTCGACCTGGGCCGGCCCGCCGACGAAGGTGTCGTGGTCGTGTCGCCCGGCCGTCTCGGGCAGCACCTCGAGGTGGGAGTGGTCGAGCCAGCCATGCTCGGGGTGCTTGATGTGATGGGGCTGCGGGTGAAGGGTGAAGGCCACTCAGGGCACCCCCTGCAGCGTGAATACGAGGCCGGAGACAAACGTGCTCGCGCCGGGAATGATGGTCGTTTGCGTGACGGCGGCGGTGCCGTCCCACGTCCCCGCCCCGCGGCGCATCCCCACGGTCCCGGTGGTGGTGTTGTACCTCGCCTCGCACTCGTAGGTCCACCCCTTGAGGAAAGCGTCGCCGTAACTCGGGATGTTGATTACCCCGCGCGAAACCGCGTTCGCCTCCGCGCCGCCCTGGACGACCACGCCGACGGCGGCCGCCGTTTGCGCGAGGGCCTCGTTGGGCGCGGTGGTCGTGGTCCCGTGGACATCGAGGTCCTCGTAGTAGTAGGTGGCGGTGGCGACCCCGTTCAGTTGCATGTTCAGGAAGTCCAGCGACGTGCCGGCCGAGTTGCTGCGCGCGGTGTATTTCTCGATGAGGTCGCGAAAGCCAGCGGGGATGCTCGTGAAACTCACGCTCGCGGCGGTGGCTGCCGTGACCACCTCCCCGATCTTGACCGGCACCGTGCCGTAACTGGTAGCGGCAATCGCGCCGCTGATCGAGGGCGGGATGTTGATGGGCCCGCGCGTCTGCAGCGTGCCGCCATCGGCGATCTGCAGGTTCCTGAAGGTCGCCGTGGAGTCCCAGACGGTGAAGCCGGTGACACCCGGGAACACCGCCTGCGTGACGAACGTGCGGAGGTCGGTGATGTTCGAGTTGGTGATGCTCGTGACGCCGGCGTTCACCCGGACCTGGGCGAGGACGATGGCGTTCGCGGGGGTGGCGGGCGCGACCGGCGAGCCGGCCGGGGTCCCCGTGACCACCGCGAGCTTGAAGTCGTTGGCCGCGCCTGAATAGACCGAGTCCTCGAATTGCGCGACCACGATATCGATGCGCGGGTTGGTCGGGTCGGAGGCTGCGACGGTGAGGTTCGCGGTGGCGTCGTTGGTGCCGACATAGGCGCCCTGGGTGGCCGCGAGCTGCGTGCCGTCGACTACGGCCTGGCCCGCCGCCACGTTGACGCTCATGTTCGGCGTGCCGTTCTGCGAGACCGCCATATCGCCAGCGGCGGCGACGCCCTGGGTCAGGCGCAGCGCCTTGGTGGCCCGGCGCAGGATGTCGGCGGTGTAGCTGAGGCCGCCGTTCTCGAGGTAGGCAGCGATGGCGATGGCGGCCATCAGGCGAGCCCCGCCACGTGCCCGGCCCACTTGCGAAGGGCCTCGGCCGGGTCATCCGGGTCGACCACCGCCCTGAACTCCCTGTCGCAGGCGCACGTGGCCGTGGCCGGGCCGCCGCGAAGGTGGGCGACCGCGTGGCGCGCCAGGGCCGCCGCGTCCAGCCCGCAGGCCCGTGCGACGTGAGTTGCCCAGGCGGTGACCGGAGGCCCCTGCTCGAGGCGTTCACCGCACTCGCAAGCGAAGGCCACCTCCACGAACAGGTCACCGCCGAGGTGGTGCGCGTCGCGTAGCAGTGTCTTGTAGGTGCGCTTTGCCAGGTCGGCGGGCTCTCGCGCCTCGGCCACGCTCTTGTCGGGCCCGAGCGAGTCCTCGTGGTACACGCGGTGGGGGTGGGCCATGCGGTCGAGCACGATGACGTGCCCGAGCAGGGCCTCCACCGGGACGGTGTCGGTCACAGCCATGCGGACCTCCATGTCAGGGTGAGAAGCGGGTTGCCGGCCCCCGGGGTGCCGAGGAACTTGATCGTGTTGGCGCCCGGCGCGAGCGACCACCACCTCGAGCTCGGGTCCATGAGACTGCGCCTCGAGGCGGTGCCGTTGAGGACGATGGTGCGGGCGCCGAAGTCGACGACCAGGGTGTCGGTGGTCGCCAGGGTGATGTTGACGAGCATGGTCAGCCCGGCGGTCACGTTTTGGATGCTCGGGTTGGTGATCGCGCCGCCGGAGATGGTCGCCACGGGGTTCGTCGAAAAACTCCCGGCGTTGGTCGCGACGAACGTGTTGCCGGTGGCCCCGGCCCCGAACGTGAACGGAAACGTGAACGGGAACGTGAAGCCGGTGCCGCCGGTGCCGGGCCCGCTCGAGCCGTTCGACTGCGCGGCGTCGTACTTGCGGGGGTCGGTGGCGCAGAACTCGATCGACACGACCCCGTTGCGCCGCTGCATCTCGTAGGGGGTGAGCAGTTTGCGCCGGCGCGGCCGCGCGTTGCGCTGCCGGTTGCGCACCCCGTCGTTGATGACGAGGGCCGACTCGAACGCCCCCTGCACCGTGGTCGCGCCGATGACCTGGTCGTAGAGGGCGATGAAGGCGGCGAAGTCCTGCGTGCCCGACCACGCCCCGAGCAGCGCGAGGTCGAGGGTGCCGTGCCACTCGTCGCCGAGGTCGAGCCCGGCGTAGGCTCCCTGGTCCTGCGCCCGCTTCACGTCGGTGTCGAGGATGTTCGGCAAGTCGTCCCAGCCCTCGAGTTTGACGACGGGCATGGCCGTGCCCTGGCCGAACGTCAGGCCGTTGTACGAGCCGCTGATGGGGACTATGCCCGCCATCGCCTCACCGTGGCGAGCCCTTGAGTTGCCAGCCGATGTCGCGCCCGAGCGCGATGCCCTGGTCGGGTTTCACGTCGCCGTAGAAGTTGAACTCCTGCTTGGCCGCCCCGCCGACCGCTGCGGTGCCGGTCGGCCTGAGGGCTTCGCGAAACGCATCAGTGAGCACTGTCTTGAGCGAGCCCGCGCCACCCCCTGCCAGCCCGCCACCGCCAGCGGCGGGCGCGACCCCGGTCAACGCGACGAGCGCGAGCTGCCCGCGTCGGGCGTGATCCTCGATGGCGTCCGCCATCCCACCGTAGTGGGCGGCGATCAGTCGGGTGCCTTCGCGCACCTGGTCGACGAGGGAGGGGGAATGCCTAGCGAAGGGGTTGATGAAGTCCAGGAAGCCGCCTACCTTCGACAACCCGTCGCCGATTGCCTTGAGGATGGGGCCGAAGGTGTCCTCGAGCCACCCCCCGAGTTTCTTGAACCCGTCCCAGGCCCACGATACCGCCGCCGTGAGGTCGTTCCATGCCGCGATGAGGAAATCGGTCAGCCATGGCGTGAACCGCTTAAGGAAGCCCCACAGTTTGTCGACGCCGGAGTGGAACCACCCGACGTTCTTGTAGGCCCATATGACGCCGGCGACGAGCAGCGCGATGCCGACGATGACGAGGCCGATTGGGTTGGCGGTCAGGGCCGCGTTGAGGAGCCATTGGACGCCCGTCCACAGCAAGGTCGCCACCCGCACCACGCCCATCGCGGTCGCGTGCGCGATGGTGGCTACGGTGCTCAGGCCGATCCGTGTGTAGTTGATTAGGCTCGATGTTGCCAGGCCACGCATTCCTGCGATGGTCTTGAGGATGGCGACATACAGCCGGGTGCTCATCACGACCGACCACCCGATGATGGCCGGCGTCAGCAGCACCGCGATGACGGTGGCCGCGAGCGCGAGGCCGTGCTTGTGCTGGTCGACCCACCCGACGGCCGACCGCACTGACTTGACCATGCCCTCGACCGCCGGCACCGCCTTGTCGATGAGCGCCGAGGCGAACCCTCCCACGACCGGGATGAGGGGCGTCACGGCGTCGAGGAGTTGCCCAGCGTAGGGCAGCAGTTTGGTGCCGAGTTTGATGGCGGCGGCCCCTGCCGCAGCGGTCGCCTTGTCGAGCTTGAAGTTGAGGTCGGACTGCACCCGGGCCCATCCCTGCACGTCCTTGCCCGCCCCGCGGCCGGCGGCCGAGATCGCGGCGACGTTTTCGTTGAACGTACCCATGTGCTTGCCACCGATCTCGAGCTCGGTCGCCATTCCACGCACACCACCGCCGATGGTCTTGAGGGCGGCCAGTGCGGCCGGGCTGCCCTTGCCGAAAGTCTTGTCGATGTGTGACTGGATCAGGGCGAGGGCAGCCGGCAGGCCCTGGGTCATGAGGGTCTTGGCGACCTCGTCGGCAGTCAGGCCAACCTTCTGCATCTCCTTTGACGCCGCGCCGGTCGGACCGATAAGCGCGAGGAGGGCGAAGCGTAGGTGGGTGGCAGCGTCGGCCGGCGCGTCGCCCTGTGAGGTCATGGTCGAGATGGCAGCGAGGACCTGGTCGAGCCCGACGCCCGCAGCGGCCGCCGTCGGCAGCACCGTGCCGAGAGCACCGGCGAGGTCCTGCATGTGCATCTTGCCTTGAGCGACCGCCTCGACGAGCATCGAGGTCACCGCAGTCGCGGAGCCCGCGCCTTGGCTGTAAGCATTCAGCGCTGAGGTGACCGCGTCGGCGACTGTGGCCATGTCGGCATTGCCCACCCGCGCTCCCTCGGCGGCCGAACGCAGGACCATGAGGCCTTGTGCGCCGTGAAAGCCAGCCGACTCGACCAGGTACATGCCGGCGGCGAGTTGCTGGGCGCTCTCGCCTGTCTGACCAGCCATTGCGAGGATGCCGGACCTGACGAGCTTGAGGTTCTCTTCCGACTCGCCCGCTCCAGTGACCAGCTGGGTCATTGACGCCTGGAAGTCGGACGCCATCTTGAGCGAGATACCGCCTACAGCGACCATCGCCACCCCAGTGGCGAGGGCACCGAAGGCGGCGACCTTGAGGCCCTGCGCGAGGACGTTGCCGAACCTGCCGCTCTCGGCCACCGCGACGCCCTGCAATGCGCCCATCTCCTGCGAGAATCTCGCCGCGAGGTTGCCCCTCGCGAGATTGACCCGGAGCAGGCCCTCGCCGATCAGCGAGCTTGGCAACTAGAGGCGGCCCCCAGAAAGCACAAAACGCTCCGCTGCGCGCGTCGTCGGGTCGTCAGGATCCTCAGATCCTTCGGCCTCTACACGCAGGCAGCGGAGGTAGTGGAACAACTCGCTCATGGTCAGGCGGCGGATCTCCTCGAGGCTCAGCTGGAACCGGAGACTGAGGCGCTCGTAGAGCTTCCGCCACTCGACAGCGCCTTCTCGAAAGGGGCGGTGTCGACGCCGGCCTCCCGCGCCCTGCGCTCTTCGGCCTCGACGAACCTCTGCTGGACTTCGAACGCCGTCGCGGTAAGGCGGGCGAGCTTCCGCTCGGTGAGCCCCGCGAAGAACACGCCTACCTCGCGCCGCGGCTCCGGGCCCCTGGCCTTGGGATCCGACTGGTCCCACTCGGCGTGCCGGCCGCGCAGGTCCTCCTCGTCGAGCTCGGCGAGCCACTCGTTGAAGGGCCCGAAGAGGCGCATGAGCAGCCCACGCTCGTCGACATCGAGGCGCTCGACGAAATTCTCACCGACATCGTCGACGCCGCGCAGCCCACGCACGGTTGCCTGCAGGGTTGCCATCTGCTTCTGAGCGACGACGTACTCCTTGTGAGGCAACTCATTGATGAGCAAGGTGCGGCCCTTCACGGTGAACCTGACCGGTTCGGGGTTGAGCTCCTCGAGCTCGTCGAGGTTGTATGGGTCGGCCGCGTGGCCATTCCCGTTGGCGTGAGTGATCGAATCGCTTTCCATCTCTTTCTCCCTGTGACCCCGAGCGAACCGGGGGCCCGGCGGGGGTGAGGGCCGGGCCCCAAGGAGGGAAGGTCAGTCGCTAGGCGACAAGGTCGAAGCGCCACGGCTGCAGCGTGGCCGCGTTGTACGGCGGCGTCAGCACCCGCGCCTTGAAGTCGGATTCCACGTACCCGCCCTGCTTCATCGGGTAGGCGAGGCCCTCGAGCTCGGTGTAGTAGAGGATGAACTTGAACACCGAGGCCCGGCGGGTGGCGATGCCGTAGAGCCGCGCTTGGGGCGGCACAACCGGATACGCGATGGGGCCGATGACCGTCTCGTTGATGGACACACCGGACTGTCCGGAGCCGATGTTTACGACGCTGAACGTGCCAGCGTCGTTGGCGACGAATGCGGTCGGCGCGAAGCCGGTGGTGATGGTGACGCCGGCGACCGAGGTCGTGTCGACGGTGGCGACAGTCGAGCTGGTGGTGACCGCCGTCGCCGGCTTGCCAGTCGAGAGGTCGTACACCGTGTACGACTGCGCGGCCGTGGCCACGATGGCGTAGTCGCCGTTGACCGGGGTGCCCGGGGTGGTGACCACGCACCGCGCGCCGACGGTCGTGCCCTGGATGTTCTGCACGCCGTCCGAGGTCAGGGCAGGGCCGGTCGCAACAACCTTTGTGTACGAGCCCCCGGTCAGGAGCGAGACGAGGGCCGGCGGGGTGTCGGTCAGCTTGGCCGAGAGCTCGGCCTTCATTTCCTTGATGTCGGCCGCGAGCGGGAACAGGTACGCGCCGCCCCGGATCTCCTCGAGGGTGAGGTCGATCTTGATCTCGGCCGACATCGGGGTGTCGATTGCGATGGGCACGCCGGCGCTCAGGCCCCCCAGGTTGCCGGGCAGCGGAACGACGGCGAGGTTCTTGACGCTGAAGGCGATGCTTCGGCCGGTCTCGGCTCCCATCTACCTACTCCTTCGCCCCGCCGGTCGTGGCGGCCGTGTTCTTGGCGTCCTTCTGTGCCTTCTTCGCTGCGCCGGCCTTCTCCTCGTCCGTCATCGCGAGCGACCAGCCCATTGGCTTGATGACATCGTGGTCGTCCGACTTGAGCTGGTCGGCCTCCTCCTGCGAGATGTCTGCGAAGAACACGGGGCCGCCTTCGGGCCCCTTGAGGTCGGCGTGCTCCTGGAAATCGACGACCCGGCCCGCCGGGTGCTCGGCCGACCCGCCGATGTGGAAGCGGGTCCACCTGGTTGCGAGTAGTCGCGGCATGTCTCCTCCTTAGGTGGTGGTGCGTCGGTACGGCTTGAGGCGGGCGCTCAGGTGGGCCACGCCAGGCAGGTGCTCGTGCGGCTCGACGCCTCGTCGCCGCAGTTCCATATCGATGACGACATCGATGATTCGCCAGTCGCCAGCAGGCCAAGGATTCGCGTCGCGTGCGGCTACCTCAGCGACCAGGCGTGGGTACTGATCGGCGAGAGAGCCCTCGATCTTCATGCACCCGAAGCCGGCCGCGTACCCTCCATGTTGTCGGTAGGGGTAGCGGCACCAATGATTCGGGCAACGCAGCATCGAATCGACCGCCCACGGCCACGGAATGATGTCGTGCTCGATGACTACGAAAGTCTCATGAGCCTCCCAGAGCTTGACCAGCAGTCGGCCGTAAGCGAGGTTGTCATCGAGGCGCACTGGCTCGGGCTCGAGCCCGTCGGCGCGCAGAACTCGTGCGACTAGCTCGTGATACTCACGCGGGCCCGGCGCCCACGGAATGACAACCCTCACTGGCGGCTACGAATAGACCTTCGAAAAATGGATCTTGAAGTGCAAAGGGACGCTGAGCGTGAGCGATGAGTAGTCGAAGTGCGGCTCGCCACCGTCCTCAAGTTCGATCTTTTCAATCCACGACCTCAGCTGAGGCGAGGCCACGCCGAGCAACGGCGAGGGGTTAACGCCCGTGTTCGAAGGGTTCGGGCCGCCCGCCTCCCCCAGGTTGAGCAGGTAGTCAAGGCGATCGCGGACGTCCTCGGCGAGCTTCCTCGAGGGAGACGAGTCGTAGACCTTGACGATGAGGAATGTTTCGTACAGACGAACCGGAGGTCGAACCTTCGGCTGCGGAGTCGGGAACTCATGCTCCGGACCGACCACCACGCACCAGTAGAAATCCGGCGTGTCAACGACGATGCGGGGCTCGACGTCGTGAATGATGGTCGGTAGCGGACTTACAAGTGAGCCGGACGCATGCGTTGAGCCGAGGTTAGCGCTGAGTGTCAGTTGGCCAGCGGCTACGCCTCCACGCTTGACTTGCATGACCTCGGGCGTGACTCCGCCAAGCCAGATCCACATTAGGTCGCGGTAGTTCACGCTCGAGGCAACCGGCACGACCGCCTGGCCTGCAGCTGCTCCGCCGCCGGCGATGGTCGTGGCGCTGAACAGTCCGGCGGTCGGGCGCGGCGGGCCAGTGCCCGTAGCTGCAGCAATGCGCTGAGGACTGCGATTGGCGAGCGTTAGAAGGCTCGGGTTCCCGGTGCTGGTGTCAATCGAATCGACAACGAGCGCCTGCCACACAAGCCGCGTGATATCGCTCACAGACCGAACTCAGCTGTCGCTTCCGCCCATGCCGTCTGCGGCAACCACTCGTTGACCAGTGGCCACACGTACAGGAGCGTCGGCAGCAGATACGGGTGGGGCGCCCGATGCACCACTGGCTTAAAGACGATGGTGTGGCCGTCAGGGCTATAGCGTAGGTACTTGGCCTTTTTCGCGGCTATGGTTCCGCCGAGCTCGGCGATGCGCGCGTACTTCTCAGCTGGCGAGCCGGCTGGCACCCCAATGCGACCCTCAAGTAGCTCGACGGAGGACTTGATCACGATCATCGACAGCAAGCGCCGCAGAGTGCCACCCGGCACCTTGCGGATCCGATAGCCGCCATGGCCGGTTGCGGCGAGACGGCGCTGGTCGGTGGTAATCGCAAAGCCTCGCGGGTTGGCTGGGCGTGAGTTCCGTGAGCCACCGGCGCGAGTGATCTCATCGAGGTCCTCGATGGCGAAATTGCGATCGCCTTTCGGCGCGGCGGCCTTGGCGAACTTCAACGCCAGGACCATCACATGCCGGAAGTTCTTCTCGAGCGACCGCTCGAACGCGTCGAAGAACAGGAGCCCGTGAGCGTGTGCTTCGCGCCAGTCGATCGATACCTTGACTTCGAGGGACCCATCGGCGCTACGGCCAATGACGTCGGCCACGAGTTTTAGATGCCTCCGCCGACTACCTGCAGCTCGAGCTCGATGTGGTGGATTCCGGTCCTGGTCTTGGCCGCCCTCGCCGGCGCGACGACGATGTAGTCGCCCTGCTGCGTATCGAGCACGTGCCAGTCGACGGCCCCGGATCCGGCAGGCTTGAACAGCACCCACAAGTCGCGCGTGACCGCTCCATCCGGCCCATAGATCGCGGGGGGCAGGGTCGCGAGGTGCGTCGATATGGGGACGTCTGCCGCATCGGTTACTAGACGGCGACCCTGCCCCGAGCGAGCCTCGATCTTTCCCTGCACCTGAAATCCACCACCAGGCCCAAGCGATCGCGTAAAGCCGCCCTGCAGGTCCGATGTATCAGAGGCGCCAATCGGGACCAGAGTGAGGGTCTCATTCAGCCAATCGATCAGCGGCACGACCTACGAGGTCCTGAAGGCATCCAGTGGATCGTAGGCAAGACCAGCCGCGGTCTCGGTGTTGGCCGGCGCGCTCCTGCCAGCCTGGCGCCACAGGGCCAGGACATCGGCAGGAAGTTCAGTCCCGCCTATGCCGGCGGGCACCTGCACCTGCGCAGCGAGCTCAGGATCCATCCGCAGCAGTCCGGGCTGAGGTAGGCCCGGGATGGAGGCCTCGAGTTCCTTACCGTTCAGCGTGATGTCGAGCGCCGTCTCGGGTTCGTTTTCTTTCCCACGGAAATCGCTGCCTCTTGTGGACTTCGGTCGCGTCTTCTGGTTGGTGCGCCCGGTGACGACGACGTCGTTTCCAGACACGACCACCTTTGTTACATGCACGCCGGCCCGGGCGAGGAGTCGACGAATGAACTCCTCGCTCACGGGTGCGGCATTTTCTTCAGAAGACATCGCTCTCTCCTCCCCGAAACGCCCTAGCTAGCCGGCCGGGGCAATGTCGACGCGGTAGTGGCAGAACACGTCGACGATGTCGACCGTGCCCGTGTTCGCCATCGGAAACGACAGGCGGCCGACCACCTTCTGCAGGTCGACCGACATCAGGAACGGGGTGCCGAGGAGGATCTGCGCGGTGACCACGAGGCCCGCGCCTGTGACGCCGGCCGCGCCGAGCCACGTGGCCGGGCTGGAGGTCGAGGCGCCGTCGATGGCGGTCACGACCGGGGCGGCGGCCGCCGCCGCGACGGCGGGGTAGGCGACCGACCGGATGGCGAGCGTCGGCGCAGCCGAGAGAGCCACGACGCCGACGTTGTAGACGACCTCGACCGACTTGAGGGTCATGCCCAGGCTCGACCCGTCGATGCGCTGCTGCTCGAACGCGAAGTCGAAGTCGACGAGTGCGGTGGCCGCGCCCGAGGCCAGGACATGCAGGCCCTCCACGCCGGCCGCGAACTCGGTGTTCGAGTATGCGATGGAGGCGACCACGATGCCCGTCAGCGCGGCGGGTGGGATGACGGTGACCATCGGATCCCACCGCGCGTAAGGCACGGCCTGGCGCGGTCCGGAACCGCCGGCGATGCGGCGCACCGCCGTGGTTAGGCCACCCTTGTCCGTGACAAGGGTGTAGCCCCGCAGCGCGAGCGGGGCCTTGAGGCGGGCGAGCTCGATGACGGGTCTCACCGGCCTACTCCTTCTCGGCCGGGGCTGCCTTGACTGCCTTGGCTGCCCTGGCCGCGCGAGCGGCCGCGAGGCGGTCGGGCTTGGCCTGCTCGGGCTCGATGCCCTTTGCCTTGAGGTGCGCAGCGACCTCCTCCGGCTCACAGGCGACGATACGCGCCGGCCGGTCGGTGCCGGGCAGCTTCTCGAGCATGGCGATCCGCACCGCCGCGGTGTCGGTCACCTGCATCGGCACCGGGATCTGCTTGCTGTGGTCGGGGTGCCCATCACGCAGAACGGTTGGCGCGTGCACGTGCTCGATCTTGAGCTCGGCCGGCCCGCCATCCTCGCTCATCTCGAGGACCTCCTGGTAGAACGACGCGCGTGGGTGGGCCGCTTTGACCCAGATCTTGCCTGGCATGCGGAAACCTCCTGAGTGGGATGGATGTGCGGGCTGCCTCGGACCCGGCAGTTGGGCAGAGCGGCTCTTTAGACGAAGGTCAGGGTCGAGCTCGCGAGGGCGAGGAACTTGTCGAATCCGATCACCTGGCTCACGACGATTTCGTTCAGCTGTGAGCGGATGTCTTTGTCGGTCTCTGTCAAAGCCGAGTTGTTCTCGACCAGCTGCTCGATGCCGAACCGCTTGTCGAGGCCGACCAGTAGGCCACCCGGGGCCCAAGGGTGGTAGACGAGGTTGACGTTGACGCCGTAGATGTTTACGGACATCGACAGCTTGCCGGTCTGTACGCGCTGGTCCGGCTGCTGGAGCAACGCCAGCAGGGTGAGTGGGTCGACGTTGGGGAACTGCAGGGTGAGCACCTGGAGCAGCTCGTTGAGCCGCCCGATGACGGTGGTCATGTGCAGCGGATAGAGGGAGGCACGGAAGATGAGCCAGGCCTTGTAGGTCAGGCCCTTGGTGATGGTCGACGTCTGGCTGGTCACCAGGTCGGTGACGGTGCCGGGGCCCGCCGGCGCTGCGGGGTCGAGCGACGAGGCGTTGAAGTTCGGCGCCGCGTTGCCGTTGCCGTCGCCGTTCTGCAGGATGTTGATGGCGTGGGTGGCCAGGTCGAGCTTGATCTGCATCGCGATGCGGGCGAGGAAGAGCGAGAACAGGTCGACGCGCAGGCGGCGGTAGGTCTCGTATGTGCCCTTGAGGGCGACGCCGTACTTCTGCAGCTTGACGTTGTTCTCGAAGGTGGCGATGGTGATCGGTGGGATCTCTGCGCCCTCTTCGACCCTCTGCAGCTGGCGCTGTGACTGCCCGGGCGCCGTCTGGATGTTGTCGTTGAGGTAGATGGCCTTGTACGTGTCGGTGTCGATCGGGGTCACCTGGGCCACGATGTCGCCGAGCACATCCTCGGGCAGGGGGATGATCCTCATCTGCCGGTTGATGAACTCCGGGTAGAGGATCCAGGACTGCGGCTGGTCGCTGGCGAAGAACCGGGTGCCGTCGGGCTTGATCGGGTTGTAGAACTCCTCGAGCCGCGAGGCGGGCTTCATCAGACGCAAGTCCGGCTTGGTCCTGATGTTGAAGTGGTGCAGCTGGCGCTCGAAAGCGTCGAGCTTTCCAAGCGACGAGTACTCGCCCGAGTCGGGGTATCGCTCGCTCGGATCGACTTCCTCGAGCTTGGCCGACAGGCGCTTGCGCTCGTTGCGGCACTCGCGCACGATCTGCCAGTCGGCTCCCTCGGCCTTGAGGATCTCCTGGAACGACGGCTTGAACTGCGTGATGGTGGGGGCCACTCGGGTCGTTTCCTCCTTTCGGGTTGGTGTGGCTGGCCGGGTGGCCGCCTAGTTCTTCTTGACGAGGCAGACGGTGTTGCCGGTCGCCGGGTCGACCACAAAGCCGACGCATACGGCCTGCTTGTTGGCCGCCGTCTGTGTGACCTTGCCGGTGCCGTCGACGCCAACCGCGACGTTCGGGGCCGGGTTGGTCGCCACGAATGCGAAGGTCATGTAGCCGCGGTCCTGGACCGACATCATGCCGTCGGTCGAGACCTGCTTGACCTTGCCGTAGAGCTCGTTGCCGGAGGCGCCCAGGCCGACGAGCGGCGTGCCGGTGCCGACGTTGGTGAGCGTCACGGCGAGCTTCAACGAGGTTGAGGGGACGAAGCCGCCGGCGCCGAGGGTAGGCAGGTTGATGGTGCCGTCGCCGAGGATCGTCGCGAAGTGAGCGTCGAGCTCGTCCCAGGCCGTGGAGAGTCGGGGGTCGTTCGCCATCTGTCGGTTAGCCTCCTTCTAGGGCGTGGTGGTGGGTGGGGCGGACTACCAGGGGTTGGTCTTGAAGAGGTCCACGTTGACCGCGGCGGCCACCGCCGCGGGCAGCTTGGTCTTCGTCGGAGTGCCCGGCAGCAGGCCCGGTGTCGTCTGCCGGCCGACACGGTCCACGAGCGATGGCAACCAGTCCGGGCGCTCCTCCACTGGGGCGTTCGCGAAGCGCTTCCAGGCGTCGCGCTCGAACTCCTTGGTCAGCTCCTCGATCTGTCCGAGCTCCATCGAGGGCAGCAACCGCTTGTAGAGCTCGGCGTTGAAATCGGTGCCTCGCGCGCGCACACCCCAAGCCAAGAGCTCCCCGGCGACGGCGCGGCGGTAGTCGCGTCCAGCTTTGGCCTGCGCGACCAGGGCGCGGATCGCAGCGAACTCGGGGGCGCGTAGCGCCGCCTCGAGTTGCAGCGCGCGCCTGGCCCTGGCCTCATGGTCGGCCGAGCGACCTGGCACCAGGACGGGCTGGTCGTGGGCCGAGCCTCCGGGCCCCGGCCCGATGGCGCTCGACGTAATCGGGATGGCGTCTTCGGCCGACTGCTGCTCAACGTCCTGCTCGTCCTCCTGCGCGTCGGTCGCAAGAAGGTCCGAGATAATGCCGTTGATGGTGCCCAGAGCCGACTTGACCTTGGCATCGAGGTTGGCGCCCGCGTTGCCGATGGCGATTGAGCGCGATCGTCCGCCACCGATGCTGCCATTGGGCGGCATGGTGCCGTTGCCGGTTCCGTTTGGCGTTGCGCCGGGCCCGTAGTCGAGCGTCTTGAGGCCAGCGGCTTGTCCGGGCTCGAGGTCCTCCTGCGACGCCATGTTGTCCGGCAGCCCGTACTGCATGCCGCCCTCAGCGCCAATGCCGACCAAAGTCTTGAGCGCCTTGAGCGCCTCGGCGTGAGCATCGTGCGCGTCGGCCATCTGGTCGAGGATTCCCTGCATCTGCGATGCCATGTCCGGAGCCATCGCGGGGCCTGCGCGCTTGAGCATCGACGCCGCGACGCGGTTCACGAGGTCGGGGGTCACATCGTCCGGATTGACGCTGATCAGCGCATCGACAACGCGCTCGCGCTCGGCGACCGGCATCCTTACGCCGGCGAGGTTGGCGAAGGTCTCTGGGTCGAGTGGCGTCATGTTGCCTCCCTTGTTGGATTTCACCCTGCCCTCGTCGTCGACCTCTATACCGAGCGTCTTGGCATGAGCCTTGACGTGGCTGAGTGCGCTCGACTTGGCGGCGTCGCTGACGTCTGACTGTGGGATCCGCGCGAGGGCGTTTCGCACGTGCGCCTCGTCCAACTTGCCCGCGTCATCGTGATGAGGGAAGTGGCGGAGCGACCGCGGCGTGGTCTTGCCTTCCTCGTCCTTCTTGCCTCCAGGCTCGATGTAGGCAAAAGCTGAGTCGGGTAGATCGTTCATCATCGCGGTCGACCAGGTCGCTCGTTCGAGTGCGCTCGCTTTCTCCCAGGTCTTGCCACTCACGAACAGGGAGAAACGCCCTCGCGCAGCAATCGCCACTCGACGCTCGACTTCCTCGCGGCCGAGAAATTCGACCGACTGGCGCGCGTGGGCTGGCAGCAGCTCGACCCACCTGTCGGCCGGCGTGTCAGCGTGGTCATGCTCGGGTCGCGAGTCCTCGTGGTCGTGCTCGAACTCGCTGTGCTTGTGTGGATGCTCCATGCGCTTGCTCTCCTTCGCGCGGTTGATGGGAGTAACGGTTGTGGTGATGGTCACGGGAGTCGGCTCGCCGAGGGTGACCTTGCCGCCGTCATCGATCGAATAGGTGGCCTGGTAGCTGCCAGCCTTCGATCCGCCGGTGACGGTCCAAGCAACATCCGTGTCAGTGGTGCGGTCAAGGTATGCCCACTCGTCATCACCCGGGTACAACTTCTGCACGGCGTTCTGGATCGCCTTCTGTCGGTCCTCATAAGCCGTGGGAGTGCGATCGCCGCCGGGCTCGGGAGGACCACCAGCTGACGGAGCCACGCTGCGAATTCGAGTGCGATACAGACGCTCGAGTCGGGCGACCTGCTTGGCATCGAGTTGCCCCGCTGCTGCCATACGCTGCGCCTTGTCGATCATGGCGCGCGGGGTGGCGCCATCAAAACAAAGGGAATGCTCGAGAGCGTGACCGTCGACAATCAGCGCCTCTGCGCGCTTCCCGCCGTAGGTCAGCCCGGGCATATGGATGCACGAGCTCTCGCGCTCGTACATGTCGCCACCGCAGATGGTGCAGCGGTACTCCGCTTCATCGTCGAAGTGGACGCTGACGTCGCGAACCACGCCAGCCTCAATCGCGCGCACCAGGTCGTCCGTGGGGACGCCGTTGATGTTGATGCCGCGAAGGATGTAACTCTTAACCACCGCGGCAGTACGGGCGGGGTCGTTGGAGTCGCCCTCGCGCCCTCGCTGCTCGAGGGCCGCATCGAAGCTCGTGCCGAGGGGAAGCTCTTCCGTTCGGTGGGAATTCATCAGAGACCGACCTTCCTTGAAGTCGTCGACGAAGTTGGGGAGGGTGGTCTCCGGATCCATGGTCGTGAAGTACGAATCGCGCAGTGAGTTGCTCGTTTCGGTCTGTACGACGAAGACATCGTTCTTCGTCAGAGGCTTCAGAGCGCGTGAGTTGATGATCTGGAGGTCATCGTCGCTCGGTTCCCCGAGAGGCTTGAGAGCTCTCTGCATCTGGTAGGCGATGTCGACGGCGTCAGACATTTGGCCTCCTATCGGGGGTTCTGGGTGTAGGTCCCGAAAGCGCCAGGGATGGCGTTGGGGTCGGTGCCGGAGATGTACGACGGGTCGTTCGCCTTCGGCTTCGGATGGGCGATCATCGCCGCAGGCGGGGGTGCGAGGCCGGCTATGTAGCCGGTGACGAGGCCGAGGTAGTAAGCAGCGTCCTCGAACATCGCTGATTCCTCGTGACGCCAGTCGACATCGATGATCTCGCTGAAGGAGTAGGAACGAAATTCGCGCGGCACCTTGCGCTGCATCCGTTTACAGAGGTGAGCTGCGCACGCTGCCTGCGTCGCGGACTTGAGGTTGGCCAGGTCGCCCTGCTCGGTCACGTCCTCGGGGCCGACCGCGCCGATGGCGCCGATCGCCGGGCCCGCGAGCGAGAATGCAAGCAGGCTGTAGATCCCGCCGGGCGTCAGCCCCGCCTGCTGTAGGAACTCCTGAGTGGCTGCTGTGCCGACATATACGTCGTACGACTGGATGCCGGGCGAGGTCGGGATGGTGATGTCGAGGCGTTGACCGACGGTGATCACTTGCGATGCCTCGACGCCGGGAGGCGATGGTATGCCGGCTGCGCGCGCAACGAGAATGACGTAATAAGTCGCTGCGAGCAGCGAGGTTGGTGGCGAGACGGTGGTTGCAGCGAGCACCGGTGCAGCTGGCTGCGTGAGCTGCATGATGAGCGCCCAAGCGGGGAGTTGCTTCATTACGAACCGCTCGCCGGCGCCGAGCACCCACGGGTGCAGCAGCACGTCGTCGCCGAGCTCGCTGGGCTCGAACCCAAGCATTTCGCGGATGCCGCCGAGGTCGTCGGGGCTCGTGAGTATCTGCCCGAAATCGGCTGTCGGCACCGTTAGGTAACCTCCGAGGCCGCGACGACCTCGTAGTCATAGATCGCCGTCCTGATCGTCGGCGTGGCGTCCACCGTGATCTGCGCTGCCGCGCGGAACTGCCCGAGGGTGGCGGCCGCCGGCAGCGTGATGGCGACCTGGTTGCCGCTGATGGTCACGACCGGCGAGCCGGTGATGTTGCCCTTGGTCCGGATGTTTGTCACTGTCACCGTCACGGGACCGGTTGGGGTGACCGGCGTTACGCCATCGGCCTTGAAGACGTCGACCTCGAAGGTGGGCGTGTCGCCAATGGCGTAGCGGTCGAGCGCCATGTCAGGGCCTTCTCCTTCTCAGTTGGGTGGCGCGGTTGACCGCCTGGGCCACGCGCCGGGTGACGCTCGTCGCTTGGCGGGCGACCGTGACGAGGCGAACCCGGGCGACGGCCAGCAGCACGGGCGCGTGGGCGACGACCATGAGCAGGTACTCGAGCGCGGGCGGGAGTTGTGGCGCGAACACGAGCCATGCAGCTCGCCGGCGCGCTGCGGCCGCCTGTGTGCGCCGCCGCTGCGGGAAGGGTGGTGGCGGAACGACTACGGCCGGGGGCGGCGTTGGCACGAACGCCTGCCTGAAGCGCCGCACGAGGGCACCGAGGCGCCGCCGTGCGGGCGCGGCGGGGACGGCCTCCGCCACGGGCACGGAGCCAGCCCGCCGGCGGACCAGCTGCGTGGCGATCCGCCGGGCCCTGGTGAACATGGGCATCATCGGCGGCGGGAACAAGGCCACCACGAATCCAGGGCGCACCCGGCGCACCGCTGCCGCGAACCGCCTGCGTACCGCGATCACCGGGGCGGCGGGCTGTTCCGGCAAGACAGCCGCCTGCCGGCGCGACCTGGCTGTCTGCACGCCCCTCGTGCGACTTCGTGCTGGGGTGGGGGCGATGGCTGGAGTGTCGGTCGGTGAGAACCCCGGCGCACGGCGTCGGGAGAGCCCCGCTGCCCGCCTGGTCCCGCGGGGTACCTCTGGTGCGGGCACGGCATCGAGCAGGGCTGCGCCAGCCACCCTGCGGGGGCGTGGGGCGCGGCGCAGGGCCCTCGCAGGCTGCGTCGCAGGCATGGGCGTCGGGTCCGGGGCCAGCGGGCCCAGGAGAAGGGTCAGGCCGCTACCGCTCCCACCAGCCCACCTCGGGCGCGTAGGAACTCGCGGCCGACTGCGACGGCAGCCAGATGTGGACGGCGGCCGAGCCGCCAGGGGCGACGATGACCGGAGGCAACTGGACCGTGCGCACCGCGACGGTCGAGGTGGTGTTCTCGTCGTTCGCCTCGACGCCGCCAAAGTTGGCGAGGAACGTGTCGTTGGCGATGCCGATGGCACCCTTGAGCAGCCGCGCGGCCACGACGGTGCGCGAGTCCTTCGACGAGGCCGCGAGCACGAGCGGGGTCGCGCCGCCCGACCACCACCGCATGATGGATGCCTGCCGGGCGACGTTGCCGTTCGGGTTGGAGATGTTGGCGGTGAGCTCGGTCCCGGTCGCTGCCGGGGCCCGGAAGGTGTTGTCGACCGTGACGGCGAGGAAGATCGCGGTGCCTGCGGTGCCGGCCGCCGTGACGATCAGGTTCAGCCAGTCGAGGTAGGCCGACTTGTTCTTGTCGTGGTTCTCGCCGTACAGGAAGGCCGAGGCGGTGTCGCTGAACACCGCCTGCGCGGCGGCGGTGGCGAGGCCGTTGACGCCCGCGCCGTTGTTCACGACGAAGTACGAGCCCTCGTCGGCAAGCGCATGGGTCTTGCGAACCATCGGCATGACGTAGAGCTCGCGGTAGCGACCGGAGCGCACGGCCTTGGTGTTCTCGAAGTCGTCCGTCGTGAAGCCGGGAATGATGCGGGCGACGAACGCCCTAATGTCTACTGCTGCGCCTGCCATCTGGCCTCATCCTCCATAGTGGGGACCGCCTCCCCACGTGATAGCGATTCCACCGCGAACGCGATCCGGTCGAGCTGCCTGAGCGTCTGTAACTGGAAGTCGCGCAGGTCGAGCTCGTCGGCACGGAGGATGCGGCCCTCCTTGTCGCCGATGCTGACCACCTGCATCTCGACCGTGGCGAGCGAGCCGTCGCCCTGCTCCACGGTGATCTCGAGGGTCCGGGCGAGGCCCGGCGCGCCGGTCGAGACCGGCGCTATGGGTACGTTGCGCTCGACGGCCATCAGCCGCCGCTACTCCTCGTCGGTGACGCTGAGGGTGAACAGGTGGCCGGCCGGCAGCGCGTTGCCGATGTTGACGAACGCGATGCCGTTGGCCGCGGCCTGGTCGCCGATGAGCTCCTCGATGAGCTCCCACGGCAGGTCGAGGCCCTGCTGCGTGTTGAAGGTCCACTCGTCGAGTTTCTGCGCGGCCAGGGTCGGACCCGCAGTGCCGGCGGCCGCCGCCGTGGTCACGTCGATGCCGGTGATCTGGCTCGGCATCGAGCGCGGGTCGAGCGCCTGCGGGACCAGGGTCGAGAACCCGGTGCCGGTGGGTCGCACCGTCTGCCGGTAGAGGGCGATGGTCACCTGCTGCGAGGTCGGGGGCCCGGTGCCGGCGCGGACGCCGATCTTGATGCGGCGGCACTTGAGGTTGGCCGACGCCCCGGCGACGATGGCGGCCCAATAGCCGTTGAATGTGACGCCAGACGGCAGGCCGGCGGGCTGCGCGAGTTGCGACTCGACGACGGTGGTGAACCTGCTCACTTCGCCCCCCTCGCCGCGACCGTGGCGGCCCATCCCTTCGGCCGGTCGGTCGGCGGCCTCACGGGGTGACTGTTGTGAACCGGCTCCTGGTCGAGCAGGCGCTTGGCGAGGTCGACCTCGCGCTCCTCCTCGTCGTGCAGGTGGCCGACCAGGTCGGCGCCGTGGGCGAGTGTCGCCTCGAGCTGCTGCAGGCGCGGCTCGTGCGTTCCGTGCTCGTCCTCGAACCGCTTGCGCATCGCCTTGCCGACCTCGGCGAGCTTCGACAGGGCCTCCTCGCGGGTCATGGTCGCCTCCTTGGTGGTCATTCGGCCGAGTACGCCGGCTGCTTCTTGCCGGGGTGGCATTTGTGCGTCTTGAGCGCGGCCAGGCCCTTCGCGGTCGCCTGCTCCTGATGGCTGCACTTCTCGCAGGTGAGCGGGATGCGGTGGGCGTGGGCGTGCTCGAGGTGCTCGTCGAGGGTGTGGGACTTCTCCGCGTGGTCGTGGGTGGCTTTGAACGCATCCTCATCGAGCCTGTAGGCGGCGGCCTGGGCCTCCCGCTCGTCGAGGACGCGTTGGGACGCCGCGACCTTGTCGGGGTCGAGGCCGACCTCGTGGATCGCGAGCCGACCGAGGTACTCGACCGCCTCGAGGTAGCCTTCGGGCATGTCCGGCGGCTCCGGGGTCTGCCACCCCTCGCCGCAGATGCCGCACGAGGTGTGCGCGAGGTCTAGGCGCTTGACTGCCATTCCTCCTCCTTAGTTGAGCGGCGACATCGCCGACTGGATCTCGAATGTGCCCGTCTGCGCCGCCGCCCCGTTGACGTACACGAAGCGGATGAACCGCAGCAGCGACTTGGTCGGCACGATGCGCGCACCAAAACTCGTGGCGGCGACGGTGCCCGGCGAGCCGTGGGTCGCGGGCTCGGCGGCGGCCGCCTGGGTCGCGACCTGGTAGATGTTCGCGCCCGAGGCCGCGCTCGACTCGTCCATGAGCAGGGTGCCCGCCTGGCCGCCGGACACGTTCGACTTCGCGCCGGCCCAGTTGTAGTTGGTCGTGTCGCGCATCGACCCGGTGAACGTGGCACTCGACCCGAGCAGCGCTGTGGTCTCGGCGTTGAACTGCGAGATGTCCTGCACGGCCTGCCCTGGGTTCGTGAACAGAAGCGTGCCGCCGTCGTCGGTCACGTCGGTCTTGCCCGCGGCCAGGCGAACAAGGTCGCGGGTGTATTCCTGCTCCTGCTTCAACCTGCTTCCTCCAAATCTCCGCCGGCCCACGGCGTGGTCGGCAGGTGCCAGTCGTCGGGAATCACTGGAGACCAGTAGTGTGTGCAGCGAGGGTGGATAGGGATGAGGCTCACAGCCTCGTCCGAATCCACGTCAAAGCGTTCACCGACGTACTCGTCGCAAATGTCGCCGCTGTATCCGCCGTCAACCTCGACTTGCGCGACGTCGTTCTCGCGATATGTGTCGAGTTCGGCAGCAGCTGACGCACGCGCCATCTCCGTCGACGCGATCGTGATGCCGCGCACTGTGCTCGCTTCGTCCCAGGTCTCGTCGATCGCCTCTGCTTTCTCGACGATCGTTCCGTCGCTGGCGAGGATTGCACGCAGAATCTCGGCCGTTGTCTCGTCGATGCCGACGATCCGATCGAGGAGCAGCGCGTCGACGCGCTCTTGAAGCTTCGGATCGTCGATTGAGAAGTCGCCACCGACCACGAGCCCACCGTCGCGCCTGGCTTTCCTACGGAAATCCTCCGCTCGTAGGATGTCGAGCGCATGCTGTCCAGCTGCCCGATAGGCATGGCGCTGATGCGGGAGCAGCCCTTTGGCGTCGAAGTGGGGATTCCAGCCGGCCAGCTCGTCGTGGTTGGTGACTCCATGGTCGACGTGGGTGAGTAGACCTGTTGCCCGGGCCCACATGTCGAAGGCTGCCTGTTGCCGGCGAAACTCGAGGCGAACCGCGGCGACGTATGCGCGCCAGATGGTGACGCCGCCGGGCAGTCGCAGCAGGTTGCCGGGCGGTGTCTCCGACTGTGTGCGCGCAACGTCGCCCGAGGCTCGCATCGCGGCTATAGCTAGCGCGCGGGCCCGCTCCTGTGCCGCCCAGGCGAAGTAGCGCCGCAGGGTGGCGGGTTGCGGGTCCTCCTTGATGCAGGCCCACAGGCCCTCGAGGGTGACGACGCGCGCGAAGGCGGTCAGCTCGCCCGCCGGCGGCGGCAGTTTGCCAAGAGCTTCGACCAGGTCACCCTTTACCGGGCTTCGCCAAAAGCGGGCGTCGAGGTGACGCTCCAGCTCGTGCCCCTCGCGGAGCAGGAGCTCCTGTAGCCCTACAGCGAGGCGGTCACTTTTTCTTTGCGCGGGAGGCTGACTTGGCAGCGCGTGCCGAGTGCTTCGCGGTCCGGACCCTCGCGTGATGGCCACCGTGGCGGTTGTGGTGCCCACCCGTTTTGACCGTCTTTGCCACGTCAGCGGTAGCGCTCGAGCATGCGCTCGACCTCGCGCTGTGCGGCGATATGTGCATACACGAGACCCATACCTGGGCCGGAGCGCACGATTGTTTCGGCCCACCGCGCGGGCTCACCAGCTGCAGCTTTTCCACCCGGAGCAGGTGGAGTGCCGGGTGGCATCGGCTGAGGCATTCCCTTGGGCGGCGCGAGCGGCGCGGGCGAGGGTGATGGCGCGGGCCCGACTGCATCGGACTCGGTCACCTCGTTGGACGCGTCGTCCTGCGAGATCCAGCCCTGGTCGCGCTTGTTTGCGGCGTTCTCGATCTCCTGCGCTTCAGCCATTGCATCCTGCAGGCGCTGCGTGGTCCGGATGGGGGCCCACTCGTGCTGCACCTCGCACTGCACGCCACGGAATTGCAGCGCGACAGTGAGGGCTCGAACCAGTACCTCGGCGACTATCTCGCGCAGGGTCACGCATGAGGCGCCATAGATCTCGTACTCGACCGTTCCGTAGGTCTCGGTCTCACCCTTTCCCTGTCCCCCACCGTGAAAGATGGGCAGCGTCTTGAGAGCGACGATGAGCTGGTCGCGAAAGATCGCGACGATCTTCTCAGGCTCGAGCGCGCGCCCACCGCTGCCTCTTCCACCCTGACCCATTTCCTTGTGGTGGTCGGCGCTGACGAAGTCCCAGTGGATGAAGGCGTCCTCGGGGGCCATCGAGTTGTAGGCCGCAACGAGCTCCTGCATCCGCGCGGTCATCCATGCGTACTTCGCGCCCTCATCCTCGAGCACCTCGGCCGGCATGGTCGGCTCGAGCAACTCGTACACCATCGTCAGGTCGACGCGCGGGAACCCCATCTGGTGCATCACTCGCTGCAGGTCGCGGAGGATTGAGACGAGACCGAACACGATCTGGAGCGCGGCTGCAGCCGGCGCTCGGCCATAAGGGTCGTCGATGAACGGGTCGACAGGGTTGTAAAAGAAGGTCTCCTCGTTCATCATCCGGTACGGGTACGCAGCTGCGAGGTTGCCCCAGATCGCCTGCCGCTGGAAGGGCACGAGCTTTTGCTCCTCGTCGCGCTGGAACCAGATCGAGTCCGGGTTGACGGCGTAGATGTCGTCGAGGTCCTTCAGGTTCTTCGTCGGCGCGGCCTCGGCGCACACCGCGCCCTGGAGGTAAGCGCTGAGGAGCAGCTGACGAGTCAGTGCATCGATGCCGCCGAACTGCGGGTTGGTACCGAGGATGAGGTCGTCGAGATGCTTCTGGCCCTGCGGGAACTCCTTGCCATTGGGGGTGACCGCTGTGAACTTCAGGTCGGTACCGCAGGTGCGCAGATATGACCAGACGGCTATCGAGAAATCGGGATTGAGGTCGGGAAGGATGGCGAGGAGCTGGTCGGCCGTGAACTGCGTGACATCGAGCTCCTCGACGTCGATCTCTTGGTACTGACGCTTCGGGATGAAGTACCACCCGCTCAGCCCGAACGGGTTGTAGTTCATCGGCTGCGTCTGCCGTCCGGCAGTCGCAGGCGGGAAGGCGTACTTGTCGGAGATCGCCCTCGTGGCCGGCGTCATCAGGTTCTTCGTTGGCCGGCTGCGCTTTCGCGCCATGCGCGGCAGTTGGGGCAGTCGCGCCCAGTTGCGCGCTGCGTTTTCGAGGTCGCGCCTGTTCGCCATCAGGCGGCGCGACCGAGTGCGCGGACCTGCGCCTCGAGACGCTTGCCCTGCTCGACGAAACCGATATTCGGGCTCGTTTGGGGCCGACGGATCCGGACGGCGGTGAGAGCAGCGTCCCAGTCAACGTCGAGCGCGGCCATGTGCAGGCATGTGTCAAGCAGCCCGCTCCGGCTGATGCCCGCAGCACACAGATCGATCACGTGATAGCCCCGCCGCAGCACTGTGAGCAGCGTGCCCACGAGCACGATGAGCTGATCGTCGGGCAGGCAGCCCTCAGGCGAGTCCTCGATGCCCACATATACGTAGGCGAGCACCTTCGCGCGATGGTCGACGAGGCGTTCATAGTCCCACGCCCGCGCCTCGACGTTCATCGCGACGATGACGAGGCCCTTCTCTGTGGCGGCCTCGACCGCCTTGAGGCCTTCGTCGTCGAGCATCCCGCCTTGCCAGATCGAGCCCCAACCAGGCCGCAGGCCGTCGAGGTCGATGCGGTCTCCGGACCAGGTCAATCTCGCGGAATCTCGTGCGGGTTCTCTGCGGTCAGGTTGATGGTGACCCACTCCGTGCCGCCCTCGAGCTCGGCATGACCGGTGACAGTTGCCTTGAACGGTCCGACCCCGAGCTTCCCTGAGTCGATCAGGGATTCACATGCGGACTTGGATGCGCGCAGCTGCTCCTCGACGCGCTCACGCAACGCGAGGTTGCCATCGAACGCCGGCAGCACGCCAGCGATGGCCTCGTCCGCAGATGCGGGAAAGTCGGCGCCCGCTATCGCGACGACCTGGCCGTCGCTCATCTTCGGGATGCTGATGCCGTAGCTCATTTCGAACTCCTCCGGCGCTTTGCGCGCTCTGGTTGGCTTCTTTTTCGCGAGCTCATCGGCTCGCAGCGCTGCGTCCATGCGGTCATCGAGGCGGGTCCGGGCTTCCTCACGCCACACTGTGTCCAGTAGGGCCTCGAGATCGTCTTGTGGCGAGCTCGGCGCAAAGGTGTCGGGCATTCCGCGCGACCTCCCACCCGGGGATCAGTTCGTGAGGTAGCCGTTCCTCAAAAAGCCGTGCCACTGAGAAGCGCCCTGGCCACTCAGAATCGAGCCGGCGCCGGCCGTGCATGTGACGCCGTTCTGGTCTGCGGTGAGATCGGGGGGTGTCCCGTGCAGGATCCAGCAGTGGTGGTTCCGGTAGTCCGGGTCAGTGCCGTCACCACCGTCCTTGCGCTTGCCGCAGTTGCTCGCCTGGTTGTCGGGCATCCAATCAGTGCCGTTCGGGAGCCTGACCACGACGGGATGCCCGCCAACCTGTGGTCGCCAACTCTTGCCGATCCACCAGGCCCACCACATCGCGCCTGGGGGCGCTTGTCGCAGCGTCATCAGGTCGGGATGCTGCATGTCGGGCGTGATGTCGTTGCGTCGGTACATCAGGTCGTAATTGACCTGCCATGGATCCTCAGCAGCGAATTCGTATCCGCAACTGGCGCATGAGGTCGGCCATCGCGGATCCTCATGCGGGATCTCGTTGTGCTGTGACCGAGTGACGTGCACCCACGAGTCGTCTCTTGTGAAGTCGGGCACGCTGCCCGTCACGTGATCGAGCTCCTGCCAAGTCCCGGCCGCGGCGTTCCACACGTGGCGAGCGAACGTGGCGTCGACGATCGCGATGATGCCGGAGGTCGCGTCGTGATAACTCATCGGGCCCAGGCACTCCGCGCCACCATCATTTGAGGATCGGTAGCGCCGAAGCGTGACCATCGCCATGTGTGTCGGTTCGAGCAGGAAGCACCGCACCGGCTCAGCCAACGCGTCGGATCTCGATCCATTGCGGCCGCGAGAGCCCCCAGACCATCCCGGCCGCGAGACTCACAGACCAGATCAGCCCCACGCAAGCGCCTACCTTGCGGATGGAACGCGGGTCATGATGCCAAGCGTCGCGGGCATCCCACGCGTGCCAGGCGACGGCCAGCAGCGCTTTTGCGAAGGGGTTCACGGCGCGTCGTCGGAGTCGATTCGGAACACGAGTCCATCGGGGTCGATCCACAGGACCATTAGCTGGTTGCTCGTTCCTGATCCGCTGAATTCGAAAAGAAAGCCGCCATCGGCCGACTGGCCGAGAGCAACGGATTGATCTCGCCCACGGTCCGCCGCCAGCCGTTGCAGGCCGGCGTCGCCGTCGTACCCGAGCCGAGTCGCAAGAGACTGCATGTTTGGACTCAGGCAGGCATAGCTGCCAGGCACGATTGCTCTCGGACTGCTCAAGGCATGGGCGACGCGGTCTGCGCAGAACTGACCGTGCGGAAGGGATGCTGGCATCGCAGCGGCAAGAGGGAGCAGCGCGATGACCTCGGCGAGGACGAGCGCGCGGAGCAATCGCCTCATTGGCAGTTCACCTCGTGTCGGATGCAGGCTTAGACGCGCACGGCGGTGTTGAACCAGTCGCGGGTCTGATGAAACGTGCAGTTGCACACGCTCTCGCCGCGCTTCACTCCGCAGTCGGTGTGGTCGCACGACACCCGGCCATGTAGCTGGTCATCGTCGATATCGCCCCAATGCCCGCACTCAGGGCACCTGAGCTGCCAAACGAGAGCACCGTCGCGAAGGTGCTGCCGGAGCTCGCCGCGTGGGTCGCAAGGTGTGGCCTCAGCTGGGCTCACCGGCGCTGCAGCACGGCGACCACGAGTACGCCGAGCAGCAGAATCAGCAACAGAACGGGCGATAAGCCCCGCCCCCCCCACAGAACCGAGAGCACCCAAAGGGCGAGGCCCAGGGCGACGAGGTCGAGACTGAACACAACGACCCTGGCGACAGCGGCGACGAAGCAGACGAAGGCGGCGACGAGCAGGATGAATGTGAAACTCATTTCGAGCCTCCTGTCAACTCGGCCCACTCGTGGGCGAAGGTTTCGTTCGGCATCGACCGCAAGTCGAGCAACTCGTCGCTCGAGATAGGGTCGAGCTCGCGCACGGCGCGCGGGTCGACTTCGCCAGGCTCGAGCGCGTCCACCTCGAGCGTCGCGTGCACCCATGCGCCGCAGCGCAGACACCGGGTCCTGAGTGAATACTTGCGCGGCTCGAGCTTGTCGACGTTGACCACCAGGCCTCCGCCGCGACGAGTGCCACAGCGGCCACAACGCAGGTGGTCGACCACTGCTACGACGTCCGGATTGGGGTGGTCGAAGTGCATCATGCCGCGACCTGTTGGGCGCGTTCGATCGCGCGCGAAAGGAACTCCCTCTGGCGCGTCCTGTCGACAACCAGGTTCTGGATGACTTTCCACATGCGCCGGAGTTGTCGACCGACCTGGTCGGGCGTGCCCATCGAGGGCAGATGGCGAGAGGCATATCGGTTCTGCTTGCGCAGGAGCTCGACAAGGCGATCGAACAGAGGAGCGAGAGCTTTGCCGACCCGGCAGTCGAGGCAGGCGCCGTCGCGGTGCTCGCTTGCCGGCCGCTCCTCGCGGCAGATCATGCACGTGGCCACGATCAGGGTCGGCGTGACGGGAACCTGGGCCAGCAACCCGCCATCCGGGAGGACAATGCGAGAGGTTGCAGGGGCGCTGGCGCTCATTTCTCTCCTCCTACCGGCGGCCGCGGCCGCCGGCGGCGACCATCGGAAATACCGGAGTCGGCTTGGTCGCGGTCGACTCGGGCCGGCGACGCTTGATGCGGTCAGCTGACCAGCCACCTGTGCCGGCCTGAGGCATGAGACGGCTGACGTCGCCCCGCGGCATACGCGCTTTTCGTTTCTCCTTGTCGTCGTAAAGGCCGAACAACTCGGTCAGCGCCCACACGAGCGCATCCATGCGGTTCGGGCTCTCGCGGGCCTCATCTGGCACCCATCCTGTCTGCTCACGCTCGAGTTCCGGAAAGAAGCCGACATGGTGGACGATGTGGCGGTCGTAGAGCATCGAAACCGGCTCGGCGCGCACCGCCTTGCCGCGGCTGGCCCGAACGACCTTGACCGCAATGTTGCGGTGGCCCGCGCCATGGATCGTGTTCTCGACCATGTCGCCGCCGAAGTTGACCTCGGCGATCACCTTGTCCGCGTGCCGGGCCGAATAAGTCCCGTCGAGTCTCGGCACCCAAATGTCCGGACCGCCCTTGGCCGACACGTCGTCGAGGACGTAGGCGTGACCGTCGTTGCCTTTGGCCACGGTGAGGATGCCGTTCTCGGTGCGGCCGCCGGCGGGGTCAACGCCGCAGACGACACGGACCAGGCGCAACCCCTCGTCGAGGCGCTTCTCAAAAGCCCCGACGGTAATCCGATCGATGTCGATCGCCGATTGCTTCCAGAGCGAGCCCTCGAGCTCCTCGAGGATGTCGCCGTAGACCTCCTGCCGGCCGAGACGCGAGTGCTCGACGTCGGCGATGGTCTCCTGGAACTCTTCGGCCAGGTTGGTGAAGTTGTCGTGCGAGGAGCGAACGGTCAGAGCTGCTCGCGGATGTGCCGATAGCCACTTGATGACCTTGTGGTTCTTCGGCGTCGTCGTGATGATCAGCTTCACGCCGCCGTGCTTGTGCTTGACACGCATCGTGTAGCGGATCTGGTCCCACGCCTCGTCGAGTCGCTTCCACGCCGCAAGCTCATCGAGCCATGCGCGCACGAACTGCACGCCGCGGAAGCGATCCGGATCATCAGCTGACCGCAGCTCGACGATCACGTCGTTGGGAAACGTGAGGCGCAACTTCGACGGCTCGTAGTCGGGCATGAAGTCCGGCGGCGCTACCTTCAGGACCGAGGAGGGCCCGACCTCGACCATCGTGTCTCGGACGTCTTGCGCCGTAGGACCGCCCATGAGCAAGGGACCGATCCCGGCGCGCGCCCACTCGATGATCGCCTGGGCTCCCGTCTCGGTCTTGCCGAAGCCGCGGCCGCAGCGAAGCAGCCAGTAGACCCACGAGTCATCCGTGACCGGATCCCCGCTTTCGCCAGACGGCAGCTTGGAATCGACAGTTGCGGCCCAACGAGCTCCGGTTGCTGCTGGGGTGCCGGGCAGGAGCTGCTCGGGCCGCGCCTTTCCGTCCTGAAACGCCGGCGCGCGGGCGAGACGATCGCGTGCCTGCGTCTCGACGAGGGCTGCCTCATAACCACGTGGCCACGGGACTTCCCCGCGCCACGCCGGCCGGTCGTTCTCTTCATCGGCGAACAATTCCGCCGTGCGAGCAAAGACGCCCGTCACGTAGTCGGCTCGATCAGCGCCAGCTGCTCGCGAAACAGCTCGCGGACCTGGAATGTCTGCTGCTGCGTCAGGCTGAGGACGATGGTGAGCTTCGCGACGAAGCGCCGGCCGACCTCGGCGAGCATCTGGGCCTGTTCCTCGAGGACCTGCACCTTGCGCTCCTCGATGCCGGCATCCTTCGCCATCTTCGCGAAGTGAGCGGCCCGTTTCTGGGCCTCGTTGTATTGCTCGATGAACACATGCGCCTGGGTCGCACCTTGAGCACCGGTCACCACCAAGCCGTTGCCATGCAGATCGACACCACCGCGCTTCAAATCGGCCACAAGGTGGCTCCAGAAGGCAACATCACCGTAGGAGATCCAGAGCATGTGCAGGAGCGCCTGTGTGGGGTCCACCTCGACTGCAATGCCCAGCTGCTTGCCGGCGTCCGCAAGCGCCACGCGCTGCAGCGCCTTTGCTCTGACCTGGGGTGAGGTCCCGCCATGGGTGTCACAGACGGTCCCGCCGTGCATCCGGAACTTCGTGCAGGGCCCGCCGTTGGAGCGATGGGCAACGCAGCTTGGAACCATCCTGCCACCGCGTGTCATCCGTTCGTGAACGCGACCGCATTTAGCGCACGGCTGTCGCTCCATCACCAACCGCCGCTCAGGCGTCGAGACTGTCAGCGCCGGCCGCAAAAATCAGTTCGCGAGGTCCGGCGCCGCCGCGAAGAGCAGCTCGCATGAGCATTTCCCCTCGCTCGCCAGCGGGCCGCGGGGCTGTTCGTCGTTTTCCGGCAGTCGGTCGCGGAAAGCGGTCGGCCCAGACGTGGCGCATCACCAGCATCAGCCAGGCCTGCACCCTTCGCTTGCTCCGTGAACGCGGCGGGCGCTCCACCATCCGGAGGTAGGCCTCCTGGACGAGATCTTCGGCGGCGTCCTGGTTGCGGGTCAGATGGATGGCTGCGGACAACAGGACCGGACGAACGGCGGCCGCCGTGTCAGCGAGTGCCTTTTGCAAATATCCCTCTATTAATAGAGACGGGCGCTCATGGGTGGGGCAAAACGTGATAGTTGGCATATCAGGCTGTCCGGCCATGGGTTTTGAGGCCCTTGAGGAGCATTTCTCTCGCCTCCGTACAGATCTCACAGTGAGCTTCCGCGGCCAGCGGAGCCATCAGCCGCAGAGACCGATCCAGCTTCCACGCACCGTTGAGAATCAGTTGCCGAACCGCGGGCTCGAGGCGCTCGAGTAGATCCGCTATCGGCCCCAGCTCGAACCCGGCGTGGTGGAGTGCTAGAGCATTCGCCTCCGCCGGCTTCAGGCCTGCCCAGTCGTACACAGCGTCGACGCCGTCTTTCGGCTTCTTTACCAGCAGGCTTCTCAGCACCGGAAACGCGCTCAGGTCGGCGCCGTAGCGTTCGTGCCATTCCACGACCGGCGCCGGCGGGCGCAAGGCTCCGGATTTGTCGGGCCGGCCAGCGCAGGTCGTGTGATGAATCCGGGCGCACAGCCTTCCGTTGACGACGTCGTCCTCGTCGCCTACACCGCAGTCGCATGGGTCTCCGTCCGGCAACATGTCGGCGTTGCCATCGGCCATCACCGCCTCGACCATCAGCTCGGCGAGGCGTGTCTCCGCTGACTCGAGCGTCGGGAAGGATTGCTCATAGGATTTCGTCACAGGGCGCGGTGAAAGTCCGAGAGCTCGCCGTGGGATCCCTGCTCATCGTCGACGCGCGGGATTCGGAGTAGCGCATGCTCCGGTTCTCCCATTGCGCGCTGGATCTCGCGGGTGACGACCACATTGCAGACGTCGCACAACAGGGTGGGCGTTTCGTGACCGCAGAGCTGGCAGTAACCCATCGGATCCTGGATGAGCTGCGCCATGCACCCACCGCAGGTCGTGTGATTCGCCGAGCAGGCCTCATTGCATAGCTGACAGTGGCGATGACTCAGCGCGCCCCAATCGATGTCGCAGGACCGCCCCGCCGGCCAGCCGTCCGGACGAAAGCACCCGGCTGCGACTGCCCGGACCTGGCGCATATGGTGACCGCGCAGAAACCTGTCGTTCGCCGGACGGCCGCACCCACACTTGCAGAAATGTGGGTCGACGTCAGCCAACGTGCTGAGCCCCCTCGAGCAGTGGCATGCTCGCCGGCGACTTCCGCTTGCGGACCTTCGGCTCCGGCTTGTCGAGGCCGAGTTCCTGCCGGCGCTGGCACATGGCTACGGCCCAGGCATCGAGTGTGTCCTGGGATGCGTACTCAACGCCGTAGCGCTTGTAGAGCTCGACGGCAGCGTTCTTCTTGCTCAGCGCACCGTTGCCGCAGAGAATTTTCTTCCACGTACCCGGCGCGATGACGTGCAGGGGGATCCGTGCCTGGTGGATGGCGAGCTTCATCACTCCGCCCAGCTCGCCGATGCTGAATGCGCGCGTGTGCCCTTGCGGTGAGCCGTAGGAATAGCCTTCGATTGCGACCTGGTCGAGGCGGTTCTCGATGACGGTTCGCCGGATCCAGGTGTTGAACATCTGCAGGCGCTCCGTCTCGCGCAGGGTGTGGCTACCGACCACGCCATGCCACACAACGTGGTCCTCGTCGAGCAGCACATAGCCCGTCGACGTCAGCGAGAGGTCCAGTCCGAGGATTCTCATGACACTCCGCACTCTCGTGCGATCCCGAGCGCTCCATACACAACCAACAGGGCGCCGATGACGAGCGTCAGCACCAACACTAGGGCGAAGACTCTCTCCTCTCGACTCATGGCAGCTTCCTCCTCAGCAGTGATGTGGGCGGCGGGCATTGCTGCGGCGTTAGATCAGCTGCCAGGCGCCTCCTCTCTTTCCCGCGGAAACGGCTGGCCTCCGTGAAACACACCCTCAGCGATGAGCTCGCGGAGTTGGATCGTGGCGCCGGCGCAGAAGGCCCTCTGCCAGACCGACCGGAAGACGTCGACCATGATCGGCATCGACACGCCCATGCGTCGCAGAGCTGACTGATCGACGGTGTTCAACATGCGAGGCCACTCCTCGGCGAACTCCTCCAGGGCGCGCATCTTGATGTCGTCGACCAGACGGGTCTTCTTGAGCTCCTTCATGGAAGCCCTACACGTGACGCCGTGAGCGGCCGGCCCGTGTTGGGCTCAACAGCAACGACCCGGTCATCCCAGAGCTCCAGCATCGTGAAGTCTTTCTGGTCGGTCACCGGGAGGCGCCTGCCGATGTGGCGCTCGCACCATGCCTCGATGACGGCAATCTGTTCGGGACCGTTGGCGACTCGCGCGGTCCCGGCTCGCCGATGTGATCAGCGCCTTTCCAGCCGTCGTAGTGAGCGAGCGTGCCGTCGAGGTCAACGCCGACCCAGCCCTTGCTCATCGGTGCTCCTCGCAGGCGAATCGCCTGACGAATTCCGGGATGCGCAGAGTCACGAGGTGATGCCAAGCTGGATCCGCTGCCGTGCAAGCCATCATCGGAAACCACTCGCGATGGAAGCGAACCGCGGCACCCTTCGCGGCTGACTGAGGTTCGTCACGGACCAACCAGCGCTCGAAGTGCCCACCGAAGAGGCGACGAAACCAGCGGTGCTCGATGAGCGGGTCCTGGATGAAACGCGGCAGTGAGCGAACCAACTGCCTCATGTGTCGCCGTCCTCGCCGGCAGAGCTCTTTGCTTTCAGCGCCTTGACGACCAGGTCCTCGTGGTGCTCCCAGCACGCACCGAGCACTCCAGACCAACCGTTCCACGTGAACTCGATGATGGTTTCGGCGACGCGATCGCATACCGGCTTGCCACAGAGCAGCGTCGAGCGCGCGCCTTCCCCGGTGAGGCTTGTCACGCCGCGGTCGGTGGCCATCAAGCGACCACCGCGAGGGTTAGGTCGGCGGCGGGGTCGGAATGTAGCCGGGTCGGGTCGTGGTCAGGGCTTCCGTGACGACGTCGGTTTTCAAACGAAAGTGTTTCACCGGCTGAGCTCGAGCCACGACCCGAGAGATCGTCGTCCAGCCCCACATGCCGCCCGCCGGCGCCGCGATGTTCTCGCTGTTGAGCTTCTCGGCAATCGCCTCGTAGGACTTTCCGCTGCGTCTCATGCGCAGGATCCGCTTCTCGAGGTCTGGCGTGATCAAGCGAGCTCGGCCGAGTCGTGTGCCGCGCGCCTTGGCCACCGCCAGTGCCTCTCTCGTCCGCTGGCCGATCATTTCCCGCTCGAACTGAGCAACGTTGGCCAGGACGCCGGCAATCAACTTGCCAGTTGGAGTCGACGTGTCCATGTCGAGCTCGAGCATCACCACGTGCCAGCGCTGCTTGCTCGCTGTCTCGAGCAGCGTCGCGAAGTCGATCGTGCTGCGAGAGATCCGGTCTAGCTTGGTCGCGACCAGGGCATCGGCTCGATGGGCTTTCAGGTCGGACAGTGCCGCCTGCAGCTCGTGCCGGCCGTTCATGGTCTTCCCGGAGGCAACGTCCTTCGCGATTCGGACTAGCTCCCAGCCCTTCGATCGAGCCTTGAGGGTGATCGCCTCGACCTGAGCTTCGAGGCCCAGACCTGAGCGGCCCTGGTCGCTGGTCGAGACCCGAACGTAGCCAATGACGCGTCGAACTTCGTCCCTCGTCATGCTGCCAGAGTAACACATGACGAAGGACAAGTGTTATTGAAGCGATCCAGGCACGAGGCAAGAAGTGAGTCTTGGGGGAACTCCAGTCCCACGGGTGGGGCGGAAATCGATCAACCCGATGTCTGTGACGCCGGCGCGTGCTCACGCTGTCCCTGAACGTTCTGAAAACTCGAGAGATCCAGATCATGGCTTGTGACTCTGGATGTCGGGAAGAGACTCGCCGAGCTTGGAAAGGCCGGAGGTCCGAACGTGGGGGCGTTGCTGCTGCTTCAGGCCTTCGTTCTCGAGCTGCTGCAGTCGTGTCCAGAAGTACTCCAGCGATGAGGGCCTGTCGTCAGGGTCGGACTCGTCCCACCAGGCGTTGAGGTGGTTGAGCAGCTGTGGACCCTCGATGGCGAAGCCTGCGATCTGTTCAGCGATGGCGTGTTCGTGAGCAAGGGTGTCGGGCTTAACCGACATCCAGCCGTGCTTACCGAAGAACCAGTTGGTCAGCTGCAGGCGACGCTTGGTCGCGGGAAGCCGAGCCCAATCAGACCACTGGATAGGCCCGCCGTTGCCGGCATGCGTGGTGGGTGTGTCGGTGGGGACAGGCTGCTCAGGCGGCGGGTCTGAGGGACCTACATCGTGTACGTCTCCACGTGAATGTCTTCCACTCCTTCCACTCTGTCCACTCTGTCCACTCTTTCCACTCATCCACTGGCGCGCGCGCGGGAGGGGTTCCGCTGGGGCTCCAGTTTGGCTCCGCTCGTTCTCCATTTCGTCTCCGCTGCCGGAGACATGGCGGAACCGAAATGGTTCCGGCCGTCCTCCAGAAATCCACTCATTTGAGATCGGAGGGCCCGAAAAACCGGGCTTCTTTTTATCCTCTTGCCACTGCTCGTACAGCCGCTTGGGCAGGTGGATGCTCGGCTCCCAGCCGGGATGCGCCGGGAGGGTACTCCAGCGAATTCGGTCAACTTTTTGTGGCTGATACTTGTGCCAGTTACGAATTTGGAGGTAGGTTTTCTCGTCGAATCGGTAGAGAAGGATGAAGTGGGCGGCCTCGTCCAGGTGCTCAAAAGCCTTCCTGCAGCGGACCAGCGAGACCTCCTCGAGGTGCTGGAATACCTGGTGCCAGATCCACTTCACCGACGCGGTCAGGCGGCCCTGATCGTCGGCAAGCAACCACATGCTGATGGCCAGGTCACGCGCCACCAGGCCACCGGCGTTGATCTCCTCGTCGTCGAGGATGCCGCGGTTGCTGTACCGGTTCTTATAGGTTGCGGTCATGTGGCGGCCCCCTCCCGAGTGGCAAGGAGAAGGCGCAGCGCGGCCTCCTCACGGGACGTGGATCGGGTCGCGCCGTCGCTGATCTGGATGCCCACGGGCTCGCAGTACCAGCCCTCAGGCGTGCCGTAGGAATTCGCCGGCGAGTAGCAGAACATAACGTTGAGTTGGCCAGCCAGCCGGAGCAGGTCGAGCAGCTGGTCGAGACGTGGTACCCACGTGGCGCCGTCGACGGGCTCGCTGTGGTGGATCTTAATGAAGGGCTTCTCGGCTGGCCACACGCGCCGTTTGCTGCCGCGGCTCGCACCAGGTCTGACCAGGTGTTCAATGCCGATGTAGTAGTCGCCATGCACAATCTGGTGCTCGAGCTGGGCCGTTCGGCAGGCCGAGACATAGTCGTCTGTGAAGGGGTGAGGGTGGGCGCTCATCCTTTGCCTCTTCGCTTCTTGAAGCTGCCGATGATCGTGTGGAGCTCCTCGTAGAGGCCAGCCTGTTCAGCCCGCAGCTGCTCGTTTTCGGCCTTCAGGTCGCGGGTCTCATCCTCGAGTTCGCGGCAGTAGGTACTCAGCTGCTTGAGGTCGCTGAGGAGCTCCGTGAAGGTGAGGGCCGGCCGACCGTTGCGACGTCGTGGAGGGGTTGAAACTCTATCGCTGGGCGCTATAGTCTCTGGCCCGTCCGACGGCGCCTCAGCTCCATGGCGTGCGCCACGCATAGCTGTCGAACCGGCTGTCCACCTGTCGCTCCTGCATTTCTTACACTGCGTTTGATACCCATCAGCCTTCGACGCATTGCGATCGAATTCTTCGAAGCGTTTGTCTTGGTCGCAGCCCGAGCAGTGCTTCAGCCCCCGGTCCGCCAGCGATTCGCGATCGGCGATCTTCTGCGTGAGTGAGCCTAGCCCAGTCATCGCCTCGACCTGGACCTGGGCTGCGCGGCACTCATTGCACTTGAAAAAGCCCTTGCCTTCCGGGAATGCGCTCTTCGGCTTCTTCTGTTTGCAGCCAGGGCAGAACTTCAGCGGTTCCGATTTTGCCTCCACATTTGAGGGTCTCTCCTCCATATCTGAAGGGGCTGACTCATGTTCGGCATGCCGCTTTGCGAGCACAGGCGGAGTTGCGCGATCACTTAAATCTTTAAGTCCTTGCGCACGGAGCTCGGCATCCCGTGCCTGCTCGGCAGCTGCGACCCGAGCGACCTCTGCCTGGTTTTCGCGCGCCTTGCGATCCGACTTCTCACGGGCGGCCACGCGCTCCTCCGACGTCGCCTTCTTGGAGCGCAGCCAAGGGGTGGACTGGCCATTTTGTTTGGTGGCCGTTTCGGCTCTCGTCTTCCACTCGATGACGGCCGAATCCACGAGCACGTCCTGATGCTTGACCGCCTGGCGTTCGTAGTGGTCGGTGGTGGATCCACAGATCGCTGTGCGCTCAAGCACCGCGGTGACGATGCAGGGATCTTCGCCGCGGAAGGCAGGGAAGGGCACGATGGGCTCGACCGGAGCCTTCTGACTTGACTTCTCAGCGAGCAGGAAGCTCAACGGCACGCGCTCGTTCATTGCTTCGACCAAGGAAGGAGCAGGCCGTCACCCTTGCGGCGCGGCACGATGTGGATGTGAAGGTGGCGCACGGTCTGTGTCGCAGCTGGACCGACCGAGGTGATGAAGTTGCAGTCGCCGATGTCGTTCATGCCGGCCCATGCCGCGGCGCAGTTCATCGTCGTGGCCACGGTGGCTGGCCCCTCGATCGCGTCTTTGATATGGACCTTCGGGACGACGAGCACGTGGCCTTCGGTCACTGGATGCAGCGGCTGGAAAACAATGTTGGTGCCGAAGTCGTAGAGAATCGGGCTCGGCCCGGCGTAGTTGCAGAACGGACAGCGCTTGCGGGTTCTCATTCGCTCAGCGCCCTGGAGGTCAGGCAGTTGCCGAGGTTGTTGAGCATCTCCTGGATTGCTGTGAGGTCCCAACTGTCACCAGGGTTGTCAGGGTCGATGTTGGGCGTGAATTCGTGCTGTAGATCGCGGTGATGCGAAAGGGCCGTGCTGGCGATGACCATTTGCCACGAGGCGTCGCTGAATGCGCGGCCAGCCTCAGCCAGCGCGAACCGTTGCGCGGCCGTCAGTCTTTTCACAGTGCGGCCTCTTCTTCAAGGAGGTCCTCGAGGTGGTAGAGGAATTCCTTGCTTGGGTCAGCAGTTGCCCGGATCAGTGCTCGGCGCTCGAGATCCTTGCGGGCCTCGGCGCTGTTCTTGGCCTCGTAGTCCTTGAAGATCGCAATCGCGCGTGTGGCACGGTCAGCGAATTGCTGTTCCGCATAGCGATGAAAGGCTTCGACTGTGTCAGGCGGAAACGAGTAACCCATCTGCTGCAACCAGTTGTTGCGGCGAACTCGCCGCGCGGCGATCTCCTCGGGAGAGAACAGGCTGGTCACTGCGCCATCTCCATCTGCTCAGCCTCGCCGCGGCTGGCCAGCCTGATCGCATCGTTGCGGATGTCGATGAATGCACTGATGGCAATGACGCGCGCCTCTCTCAGCGGCCCGGTCGGCTTGCCTTCAGCCCTAGCTTTCAGGTAGGCACGCTCGCATCGCTGCCAGGACCTGTATGCGCGCCAGATCCTGTACTGGAGGCCGACGTCGACGCGAGCCCAATGCTGCCGGCACATGAGCCAGGGATCACCACGCTTCGTCGTGCCAAGCCCGCGGCCGCATCCAGGCACAGGGCATCTGCGCTCAGCCATCGAGCAGCTCCTGACCCGTCTCAGGGTCGATGCGCGCATGCCTCAGCGCGAAGACGATCTCCGCGCGGTGATCAGAACCTCGCGTGAGGATCCCGGCGTCAATGAGGCGGGCCTCAATGAAGTCGGAAAGCCCGACTTTCTGTGCAGCTGGCATGGACCGATACTGCTGAGCGGCCCACCGAAGAGCTGGGAAGGCCAGCGTCCTCTCGCTCATGGCGTCGCTCCTCGCCACTCCCACAAGCCCAAGGCGCCTTTTGCCGGACACGGCTCGGGCAGCGGTTCGATGTCATACAAGAACCATGCGTACCGGCCAGGCGAGTAGTCGCCGTATTCAGTCTCAGCAGCACTTAGTCCCCACCGAGCGGCTTGGTCCAAGCGCTCGACTTTCCACACATCCCCCAGCTTCGCCGTGGCGATGACAGCCCCGAGTGGCAACGTTGCCCGGGCGGCGCCGGCGGGACCATAGAACAAGTCCCACGTGATAGCGCCCGCCTCGCGAAGATCACTGAGGAATGGCTCGCGCCACATAAGGTTCTGAGCGGAGCTCGGGAACGTCTTGGCGGCGTGAATCGCAATGGGGCCGCGGTGCTGGGTCGACCAGCTGCGCGTCTCGACCTTCTTGTAACCGCGCGCCACCAGTGTCGCCCACGGCTGCGTCAGGGTGATCGCCCTCACGTCCCGCCACCTTCCATGACCGCGACGTACATCTCCCAAGCCCAGCGGACGTCGCGCTCAGCTGAGTGCATTTCGTCATCGGTCGGAACCGCAACGCCGATGGCGGCCGAGAGGTCGGGGGATTTCCATGGCGGCGGGATTCCCAGCTTTCCTGCGACGAGGGCCTCGACATCGACCAGGTGGTAGTGCCAGCCAGGACACGCGCGGTTGTTGCGCAGCAACCTGCGAAGGCGCTCCTCATCAAACGAGATGACATTGCCGACCAGGTGGCGCCCGCGGGTGAGCTCCGAGAACTGAGCCGCGAAGTCGAACTTGGTCGTCCATTCTTTGTAATCTTTCGGGTAGCGCTCGTAGAACTTGCCGATGTTGAGCGAGTAGGGATCAGCGCGGCCTAGGTCGACCGGCAGGAACCAGTGATGGTCGCCATCGAACGGGAGCTTAAGCGCGACCTCCCAGATCTCGTGACGGTCCGCATCCAGTCCGGTGGTTTCGACGTCAACGATGGCCAGCTGGCTGTAATCGCTCACAAGCTCAGCCTCCCGTTGTCATCCAGCGAGTTCGCCCCCTGACGAAGAAGTAGGGCCGCGGCGACATGCAGCCGTCGTTGCTGCCCCGGATCCGGCTCTAGGTCCGCGCGCTCGATTGCTTTTCGAGCCTGCTGCATTAGATTCAGGGCGACCTGCACGCGCTCCTCCGGCGTCATCGGCGTGCGGCCTCCTCGAGGAACAGCACCGGCAGCGCGATCACCGCGCCCTTGTGTGGGTAGTCGATCAGCTGTAGCGAACGCAGAGAGCCGAGGTAGTTGTTGAAGGTTCCAGTGTTGACGGTGTAGTTGGTTAGCTCAGCCAAGCTTTCACGAGATAGGGCCTTCGGGTAGGCAGCGATCAGCGCCATCAGGATCCGAGCTCGAGGGCCACCCAGCTTGGCGTAAAGCACTTCGTGCATCGCCTCGCTCGTGGGCGACATGTCGACCGGGCTGGCAGCTGCGCGGCCGGCGTCGGTGAGCCCGACATATCCAGCCGACGGGTAGGTGATGAGCTCCGAGGTGCGGAGTGCTCCCAGGTAGTTGTTGAACGTGCCCGTGTTCGGGGTGTAATTCGCCAGCAACGCCAGCTGGTTGCGGTTGGCAGCCAAAATGCCCACCGACTCGTACCACGCGAGTGAGTCGAGGATCCGCTGCTGAGGACCGCTAATACCGGTATTTGTGTTCGTAATTCCGGTATTTCGTGCATTGCCGTTCGAGGCAACTGAAGGGACAGGTCGCGCCTCGGCCGCCAGCGTGCGTGAGCGGGGGTTGCGCTCGACGCCGGCGCCAGCTCTTGCAGCTGGCTGCACGACCTGTCCCTTCAGCTGGGCGGGATATTTCTTGACGACATCCGCAATGACGTCGTCGACGCCGCGGAGCATTCGGGCGAGCACGGTCGCGGTCTCTGTTGCATGAAGCTGCATAGAACTCTCGACCGCGTACTGGATGTCGCGGACCGCATTGAGATCGAGAACGGCCACCTCGACCCGAACCTCGCGAGTCTCGACGCGCCGGTTTGATTCACTTTGATGCAGTTGCCGCTCGAGCTCCTGGATCCGCTTTCTGAGCTCTCGCGGATCGTCAGCCTTGGCCTTCTCGCGCGCGGCCGCCATCGCACCGCCCAGTTGCTCAAGGTCGACTTCAGCCAGGACTGGCTTGACGACTTTGTGGCCAGCGGTGATCTCTGTGGTCGTCGTATCGAGCGTGTTTCGGTAGCGGAACTTCAGCCGCTGAAGGGAGGGCTCCTGGTCGGGCTGGTAGAAGTACGCCGTGCCCACCGGCAGCTTGGCCAGGTGCGTGAGGATTTCCTTGCGGACGTCCTCCGGAGCGTTCTCGCCGAGGTATTCCTGCATGGCCTTGCGGTCCTGGGTGCCGACGATCTGGAAGAACGCGGTGGCGTCGGCGCCGTTGCGCAGGTCGGTGTGCATCTTGGCCGGCCTCCGCGTCGCAGCGATGAACCCGATCCAGTAGTTGCGGCCAACCGTGTAGAGGCGCTTCATCGCGCCGAGCATCACCTCCTCTCCCTTGCCGGGGGTGAGTGGGACGTACTCGTGCGCCTCCTCGAGGATGAGGACGCGTGCGCTGCCGCGTTGCTCTTTCTCGGGGCCACGCTTGTAGAGCTGGTTGGCGAAGTCGGTCATGAACCGCGCGCGTTCACCACCGGTCCATGGCTGCGTGACGATCACCATGTAGAGCCCGCGATCGAGGAAGAGGTCGGCGAGTAAGGCGCCGTTCTCCGGGAAGATCGGGACGTCCGCGTGGAGGCCACCGAACACGATGAAGGGGAGCCCTGCGCTCTTGCCATCGCGAGCGCTCTTAATGCCGTAGTGGATGTCGGCGGGATCGACGATGCACGTGGGCACGCCGGCGGCGTAGAGCTCCTCGGCGAGGACGACCTCGAGGTTCGATTTACCGGATCCGCCCTTCCCGAAGATGCACACGGTCTTGTTCGCAATGCCGAGCGGCAACGCCAGGTCGGGGGAGATCTGGAGTTGCTTGGTCACTGGTCCTCGACCTCGAGGTACTCGACATATTCATCGGGCACTGCCGTGATCAGGCTTCGGACGCATTTCGTCAGAGCCTTGCCACAGCGGGGACAGGTGGCTGGGTCGAGTGACGCCTGGCCGCAATCCGGATGCATGTAGATAACCAACGGGCATTCGTCGTCCAGGGTCGCGGTGTCGTTCTTCATCGAGCCGCCTCGCACTCCCGAACGTCGAAGTACTCGAAGGCTTCGGCCTTGCCCTCGGGAGTCCTGACGCGGCCGCCGTCATCACCCAGATGCTCGAGAGTCCCGATGAGCTCCTTGTTCCCGCGCAGCACCATGCGCACCTCCATGCCGAGGAAGGTCCGGAGGAGGCGTTGCCACATGCTCTCGGTCACGCCGACACCGCCCCAGGCTTGTCCTGGATCCGAGCCTCGCGCGACTTGATCTGAGCTCGAGCCAACGGTAGGGGACTAACCACGCGCAGAGGGCAATCAGGAGTCCGGCAATAACCCTCGGGCTCGCACTCGTTGCACATCGAGGCAACCGAGCGACGCAGCTCCTCGAGCTCCTCGATGTGCGCGCGTCCCTCAGCAGCCTGCGCGTGGAGCATCGCCTCTTCGCCGCCGAGCTTCCTTCGCTGGGCGTGGGCAAAGCCGAGGTCGTACTCGTGCACGAGCTTGTAGCAGCGAGGCGAGCAGTACATCCGGCTCCTGCCTGTCTCGGTGATGAACGTGCGACTGCAGCCTTGACGCTGGCACGTACCGGTACGGCCTTCGCGAGTGATCTCGACGAGCAGCGGCCAGTCGAGGACCTCGGCCAGCTGGATCGCGCGGTCGAGACGGGGAAGGCCTCGACCGTGCAGCCATGCGTCGAGCTGGAAATGCGAGAAGCCCCCGCCGGCGGCCTTGAAGAGATGGAACGGTCGCATCTTGCGTGCGGTCATCGCGCGCTGCAGCTGGGCCCCGAAGCGCTTGGCGTACTCGAGGCGGCGGGTGTCGTTGCCGAGGAAGGTCATGTGGAGCCCACCGCAGGAGTCGAACCCGAGGCTTCTACCGCGTCCGTTGACGTGGTCTTGGCTGCGTCTTGCTGGTTAGATGCCAGCTGCTCTGCCGTTGAGCTAGGTGGGCACGGTCGAACGTCAAGCTCGGTGTCAACGGACTGGCCAGGGATCCACGAACGATTCCAGCGGGCCCAGCTGATCCAGCCGTCGCGTGTCTCTCCGCCGCCGCGGGAGAGCTCGTCAGCGCGGAGCTTGCTTTCCTTCGTCGAGTCGTTGCGGTACCACTGGCCGGCCCACAGGCCCGGGCTAGCTATGCCGCGGATCTCGATCTCGCGCACGATGAATGGCTGGTCCGATCGGTTCTTGCCAACGAGCCAGAGGTCGTGCGCAAGCCAGCCTGGAATGAGCGCTCCGGGCTTCAGCCAGACGCCGAGGTCACCGCTGCGGTAGTGCTTCCCCGTGACGAGCTGCTGCAGCCCTGGTGGAACCTTGATGAAGATGATCTCTAGACGGTCTGCGTTCGGGTGCGGTTCGATGTGGGCAATTCTCGAGACGATCGCGAGGCTCATTCGCTGACCTCCGATTGCGTGCACTGCTCGTCAGCCTCGTGCTGCGTGCGGCCGCAGTTACATCTCCATCGGCCTGGGACCACTCCAGCCGGATGACGGCCCTTTGAAGAGCGACCGCAGTGGCGGCAGGTTTCCTCGGGCACGATGATCGAGCGGCCCCTTTCGTCCATTGCCTCAGTCACCTTTCGGCTCCGAACTGCTCGTTGATCGTGGAGAGGATTCGGTGGCCCTCGAGGAGCGCATCTTTGAGGTCGTCGACGCGCTCCGAGTCGTCCGGATATTCGATGCGGTCCCCGCAGATCTTCGAGAGATCGCGCGTCAGCTTGCGGAGAGCCGAGGTCATTAGCTCGATGGTCGGGTCCTTGGTCATGTCGTCACCTCAGGCATCTCTCGCCACAGGCGGCCATCGAGGAGAGCCTCGTGGTGTCCACGCTTGTTCGGGAACCCGCCCAGCTGCTTCAGGAAGTACTTCACGCCAGCGGCCTGGCACTGGTCGCGGATCGAACGTGCCCAATCGAGATCCATGGGTCGTGCTCCTGGTCCGCTTTCACCTCCAACGATCACCCACTCAATTCGTCCGCCAGCGAGGCAGCCGGCCAGTTCGAGTGGGCCCAGCAGCGGCTCAGCACTGATGAATCGAGTAGTCGCCCACGTCCGATCGAGCCAATCCAGCCGGCCGACACGCGCCTGGTCCTCGACGCTCGTCCCGAGCCATACGTTCGTAGCCAGAGGCAGCCGCTCCGAAAAGCGCGCCATTCGATCCGGCCGCTTGGTGAGGATCTGATAGGTGTGTTGGGGCGTGTTGAACATCACGTCCCACACACGTCGCACGAACTCGAAGGGCACTTTCGCGTGAAAGAGGTCGCTCATCGAGTTGACGAAGACGAGGGATGGCTTGCGCCATTGCAGCGGGGCCTGCAGCCGCTCCTCATGCAGCGTCAGCGCGAAGCCTGGCCCTGACGTTCGTGGATCCCCGTCGTTCTGATATGCGCGGGCGCCGGCCGCCTTGAGTCGTGCAGCCATCGTCAGCGCGTAGCAGTGGTCGCAGCCAGGGCTCACACGATCGCAGCCCGTGGTCGGATTCCAGGTCATCTCGGTCCACTCGATCGACGTCTTGGTCACTTGATGATCTCCAGGGGCGCGAGCTCGTCGATGCACAAGCTGTCGTCCTCGTCAGCGGTGCTGCCATCCCATCGAACGGTCACACCGAAGAGCTCTAGGCACTTGCCGTCGAAGCTCAGCGACAGGTCGATCACCGTCCCCGTGATTCGCTTAGCCGGCGGCTGCGGTGCCTCAGGGTCTTTGAACCGCACACGGGTACCCGGTAGAAGCTGAGTACCAGTAGCGACAGCGAGCGACCGACGCATGGCAGCTGACAGACGCAAGCGTTCTCTTCCTTTTCAATGACGGACGGAGCAATCCTTGGCGGGGCTGCTTGGCGTGACGACAGATCAGCTGGCTCGGCTGGTGACCTCCTCGCGTTGCTCAGCGCTGATGATTCGGAGCTGCTCGAGCGGACCGATATAACGTGCGCCGGCGTCCGAGAGCCGGTAGTGGACGCTGATGGGTCTGGTGGTCTCCACGTGGCGCTCGACGAGGCCTGCATCCTCCAGCTCGCGCAGTCGATCAGTGAGTACGCGATCGCTGATCCCGGTGATGTCTTGAAGTAGCCAGTTGAAGCGCTTGGGACCAGCGTCGAGGCCGAGGAGGATCTCGGGAGCCCAGCGTCGCAGGATGAGGTCGTTGAGCACGGGCTATACCTCGTTATGAGCGGTGGCGCGAGGACACTTTCCCTTGTCCGCTTCAACCTTGGCGCGATAGCCGGAGTGCCCTGCAGCTTCGTAGGCATCGACTTGCCGCCACCATTCATCGGCTGACTGTTGGAAACCGACTGCTCCGCACTCCGGGCAGCAGGGGATGCCGCTGCCAACCGTTCTCAGTTTCGACCAGTCATCAGTCCAGTAACCGCACAGGCCGTACCAAACCTCGGCTGGCTTGCTTTTCTTTTGGCGTTCGGACGCCCGTGGAATGTTGAGGAACCGATCGAGCTCGTTGTTCACCTAAGCCCTCTTGTCCGCTGCGCGACGCAGCCTTCGCACGCTAAAGACCAGCGCCACGAACAGCAACCCCGCGATCGCCAGCACGAGGCCCACGAGCAGGTTTGTCAACGGACGGCCTCCCCGTCCCCGAGGTCGTCCTCGATGTGCTCAACGGCTGCCCGGGCAGCTTCAGCGAGCTGGGGCAGTTCCCACCGCGTTACCGGAGCCGGCTGGTTCCCCTCTGCGAATGCCCTGGCGGTGTCCTCGGAGACAGGGGTAATCGCATAGACAGAAGAGGGGCTGTAGAACTGGGTGGACCGGTGCCCCGGGATCTCTGAACCGTCAGGCCGAAAACGAATCGGCACGTGGATGTCGAGGCGAAGGAAGCCATGGCCAGCGATCTCCTGCTCGCTTACCAGGCCTGCGAGCTTCCGGTGCCCCATAAGCTCGAGAACGCACCATTCCTTGAAGGTCGGCTTCGGGTCGTCGGTCACAGCTCGTGCGTGCCCTCAACTCCGCGAGCCTCGCGGTCAGCTGTCCGGTGCTCGAGCCAATGCAACGCCTCCTCGAGCTTGGTGATGGCCAGGGCGTTGTGGCGGCTCCGGAACTTCGTGCTTTGGTAGTGCTCGAGCCGGCCGATTGCAGCAAGGATCACGCCCTCCACAAAGGCGCCGTTCGGCTCCTGGCGATCCGCGCCGCGGCCAAGGGGACCGTTCTGCCAGCGGATGTCGATGCCGAGGCCCATGGTCGAGCCGCCGGCTGGGTTGCCCGCCGCGTCGACCTCGTGGGTTTGTGTGATGGCTTGCTTCACGACTTCTTCTCCTTACCCTTGGGCTTGACATCGAAGGCCTCGATTCCGCGGTTCTTACCAACCTGCTCGAGCTCGGCCTTCTCTGGCTTGTACCCGGCGCGGGTGAGGTGGACCAAGTAGCGTGCCGCGTTCGGCGAATAGGTCGAATCGAAGTAGCCGCCGGTGATGGCGTCTTTCAGCGGAGCCTCGCCGCTGGCCAGCGCGACCGCGTAGGCGAGCCGGAAGAGCCGGTCCTGTCCCGTGGAAAGCCACGATGCCCAATCGACGTCCGGGCGACCGTACTTGTGCTTCTTTGTGGCAGGGAGCTCGAGGACCTGCGCAGCGAACTCGGTCTCCCCATCAGATCCGTCGATCACCAGCTGCAGCAGCTGGCGGAGCGTGAAGTCCAGGACCTCCTCGCGCTTCTGACGCGCCGTCAGCAGTCGCTTGATCTGGCTCGTCCGCTCGACGTGCCGCTCGGTGAGCAGCTTCTTGCGGGCGTCGTAGGCTGCCTTCTGCTTCGCTGAGATCTCACGCTGGCCCTGGTGGGTGTATTGGTGGCGCTCGGTCAGCGCCTTGACCGCCTTGACGACGGCGGGATCCTCGTCCTTCTTGTGGTTGGCCGGCTTGGTACAGACGTAGTGCACGCGGTTCTCGTAGTCGAGGTAGGCCGCGTGACAGGGCGACGTCTTGTGCTTCGCCGCGGTGATCGGGATCTGGCGGTGACCGCTCCCGAGTTCGGGGTGATTCGTGTAACTCCCTTTGATCAGCGAAACCTTCGCGGCCTTAAGGCCTGCGATTGCGGTCTCACGACGTCGGTCTCTCTCCAGCTTCGCGAGCTCGTTCTTGGCTGTCTGGCTGGCGTTGAAGTAGTAGCCGTGGCGAGCAGCCTGTACCGCGTGCTCGAGCGTCTTGGCGATCACCTCGGGCTCGGTGACGAACGGCGCCAGTTCGACCGCGTCGGCCATCTTGAGTGTCCCATCCGCGACTGCCTTCTGCGCCTCGGCCGGCAGTTCGAGCAGGGACAGGCGCTTCGACACGTGGCCAGGCGATCGCCCAACCTTCGTTGCGATCTCCTGCTGCTTCAGCCCGAATCCCAACAACCGCTTATATCCCTCGGCCTCTTCCAGCGGGTCGATGTCCTTGCGCTGCAGGTTCTCGACGATCAGCGCCTCAAGGCGGCCTTTGTCGTCGAGATCGCGGATGATGGCCGGGACGATCGTCAGTCCGGCTTTCTTGGCAGCGGCTAAACGTCGCTCGCCGGCGACCAGGTGGTAGAGCCGGTTTTCACCCTCTGGAAGCCAGACGATGAGCGGCTCGAGGACGCCCATCGACTTGATGGACTCCGTGAGCTCGTCGAGGTCGCCGAGGGCGCGGCGATTGTTGAAGCCCTCGGCAACCACGATTTGGTTGATGTGCAGGACTGCGTACTCGCCTTGGGGCGAGAACATGTGGTCCTTCGGCGCGTCCTTGACTGCTGTGACCATCAGCGCCGCTCCGGTGGATGCGGCCGCTCGGGCGCGCCGCTGATCCGCTTGCCAGCGATCTCAATCGCTGCCAGCGGTGAGTGAACACCAGCCTTGACAAGATCCAACCAGGGCTCGTCGTACCAGTGGCCATCCTTCACCTTGCCATCCTTGTCCAGTGCCTCCGGTTTCACCAGAATCTGGCGGCACTGCTGCAAGTACTCCGAAATGCCGGTGACGATCCCACTGTCCCCATGGATGCGGTGCTTGACGCGATCGCCCAGGTGCAAGTTCTCAGCCATGTCTAGCGCCTCTTGCGTCCCGCAGCGGCTGCCTCGCCGACCAGGTGGACGTCGGGCTTTGGCTCCTGCTCGATCGAGTCGCCAGCGCCGTGGTTAGGGTCTTTCGGCTCGTCGTCCGGATCCGTCTCGGCTGCAGCTGCAATCTCTTGGTCCGCCTCAGCGCCGGTCTCTGCCAGATCGCCAGGCTGCACGCCTTCGATCTTGTCGACGTGGCCATTGGCGTCGACCGTCGCGACCAGGGCCGGCGCCTCGTCCTCGAAAGCAAGACGCTCCTGCACCCAGCCATCGCTGGGCCGGAACAGAGTGATGATGAGGACTCGGTCCTTCATGTCATCGCTCGTCGACATCTTCTTGATCTGGAAGCCACCGAGTTTCGCAACCTGCGCGAGGGCTTGTTTGACGTCGTCATCCGGTGCTCTCATTCGCTCTCTTTCTCCTCAGCTTTCGCTTGCCGTGCTTTCTTGGCGGGCAGCCAATTCCTCCACCTGAAGCCAGGCTTTGAGTACTCCAGGGTGGCCATGCCGGACTCGATCAACTTGTCCCTAACTGGCTCGAGCGCGTCGACGTCGACCTTCATGGCCATGTCACCGTCGTAGTGCCGTCGGTTCAGCCAGCTGCGGACCTCTTTCGCTGACTTCGTGACAACCAGGTGCGGCTTGTGCGGCACCAGGAAGCCGACCTCGTGGCCGTGCGCAATGCGTGGAGCGCGGTCTTGGTAGAAGACCTTCAAGCCTTTCTTGCGCACGGCGAGGCTCTCCTCCATACGTAGGGTCTCCTCGAAGACCTCGTCGGCTTGGTCCTCGTTCTCAGGGATCGCCCGCGCCTCTGCGAGAGCCTTGGGGCACTGGTACCGCTTGGCACACATCTGGCAGGCAGGGCCACCGGTCGGGAACCGCGCCGCCGGCGAGGCCTCCCAGCGCTCGCGTAGCCCAGCCAGAGTCGTTCGCCACCACAGTTCGAGGTCGCCGCGTTGCACGACGACCGGCTCTGCCTTGTAGCGACCGCGGATGGAGTCGATCTGGAACAGGATCTCTTCCAGGGCTGGATGCTTGAGTAGTCGCATCTGCGAGTACCACGAGATCTGGAAGGTGTGGTCCATCTCGCCTTCCTCGGTCTTGTAGTCCTCGATCAGCTCGCGCCTGGGTTCGTCGTCCGGATCGCCCATGTCCGCGCGATCGATGCGGTCGATCGTGCAGGTCAGGACCGCCCAGCCGACGTCGAGCGTCTCGGTGTGCTCGAGGTGCATCAGCGTGCCGAGGTTGGCCATGTGTGACTCCGCAAAGCCCTGGCAGAGGTTGATGAACTCGGCGAAGCGGCTCTGCAGCAGGCCATGCGTGCGCTGCCAGGCCTCGGCCGCGAGGCGTGGTACGTCTGTCAATCGCGTTTCCTCGTTCGTCGCCTGGCACTGGAGGATGTAGGCGGCCGCAAAGCTGTGGAAGGCTTGACCGAAGGCCAGAATCTCGCCGTCCTCTCGCTCGAACACACTGCAGCTGAGCAGGTTCTCCGCGAGCGTTCGGCGAATAACTGGCTTGTCGGGCTGAAGGGCGAGCGCGGTCACCGCAGCATCCTTTGGAGTTCCTTGGCGGCCTCATCCCCGAATTCAGCGCGTCGCTTCTCGATCGCCTGCTGGTTCTCGCGCTCGATGGATTGGAGCTTCTTCAGGCGTCGAGTGCCGCAGGTCCTGCAGAAGAGCCCTTCTTCCGTGTTGTAGCGGCCGAACACGCGAACGGAGACCGTCTTCCGCCCGCAGCCGCCAGCACAGCGCAGATCAACGAGATATGCCATCAGTGCACGACGCTCCGGTTGAATCGGTCGACGCGGCAGTTCGTGCATTCGATCTCGGCGAAGTCGGAGCGATAGCAAGCGTCGTAGTGACCGCACTGGTGTTGATGCGTCTTGCGTTCGCCTATGCCTCGCTCCCGCACCAGGCGACGGGTAATCACGTCGTCGCGCTCGTCGGTCATGCCGGCAGCACCTTGGCGAGCGGCTCCTGGATCAACTGAGCGATCAGTACGCCAGACGTCGCTCCGACGGTGACGCTGGCGATGTTGAATCCCGCCCGACACCTTTCGTTGGCGCAATACCAGTTGGTGCTCAGTCCGCCGGACGGACCCCTGAGAAAGCTCTGTCCTTTGCAGAAGGGGCAGCGACCCTCGCGGAGTGATTCGCGCTCTGACTTGGTGAGGTCGCGAAAGTCGCTCACAGCAGCTTCTCCTGCACGGCATCGCTTCCACGGTCAGGAGACGCAGAGGTCTCGGCGGAATGCCCTTCCTCGTGCTGTTGCGCGGCTCCTGTTGGACCCTGCGCCTCCTGACCGCTGGCCGAGGCCTCGGCCTTCAATGCCTCGCGGATCCAGATCGCGTGCCTGACCTTCAGGGACGAGAGCGGCGGCGAGACGTTCTCGCCTTGAGGCTCCCAATCGCCGTACTCCCTGTAGGCCATGCGCACGAGCTCGCGGAAGTTCGCCAGTGACGTTGTGTCCCCCGGGACACCGCCGCACAGCACTTTGAGCTCATTGCGTTCTCCCTGGCTGAGGTACCTGTTGAGCTCTTCTTCGCTCAGTGGGGCAGGACCAGCCTCGCGCACGCCCTGGTCGACGACTTCGTCGCGGTCGTCGACGGTGGGGGTGGCGGCCGGTTCGTCCTTACTTTCCTTACTTTCTTTACTGGTCGGTGCAGTAAATGGCTGGTGTGCCTGCAACTGCGGGGGCTGAGGCTGGATGTCGCGGAACGAATCGAAGTCCGCTTCCAGTTTGGCCAGCTCAAGGAGCTCGCGCCGCTGTGCCATCAACTGCTTGCGGACCTCGGGCCGGACGAGGCTCAGCTTGGGATCGGAGTAACCGAAGCGGATGACCTCGTCGTGGTCGTAATCGACCATCAGAGTGGCTTTGACGACGCGCTTGCCCTCGGGGAGCAGCGTGCGCGGTACACGGCGCAGCGTGAAGGGGATGAGGGCCGTGCGGCCGACGAGTGATTTGATGGCCGCGAAGCCACTCTGGATGTCCCACATCGCGTTCGAGGATCCGGAGGCGATCTCGACCCAGCCCATCTGCTTCAGGTAGTTCGGGTTCTCGGGATCCGTCGTCGGGTGCAGCAGTAGGAATCGCAGGCGGAGCTCTCCATGGCAGCCGGCGAGCTTGTTCTCCGCCCTGTTTGTGTGCCACATAGGGCACTTAGGGCCCCGGCAGACCACGGTCCAACCACCACCCTCGAGCTCACTTGCCGCTTTCTTCGTGGCCTTGACGATCGCGTTCTTGTAGGCCTCGTCGCGACAGACGGCCTGGCCCGGCTCGTTCTCGCCGCCGTTGCCGGAGCAGCGCAGCTTGCTTTGTGACCAGGAACGATTGAGCAGCTCGAGGACGAGTTCGCGGCCATCGGTCGGACTGAGTGCGTCCGCCTCGAACGGGAGCATTCCGCGCAGCGCTTTACCGACCGCGAACGGTTGATCATCAGGCTTCTCGAATTTCGCGCCGTCGATCGGGCGAGCACCGTATACGTCGAGCTCGTCTTGAGACCAGCCATCGATCTTCTTCGCGACGAAGGTGTCCGTGTCTTTCGGGTAAGTGGAGTTCGACCCGCTGGTCACGTAGCCGGTGCGTGCCTTCTTGGTGCGCAGCACGCGAACACGGCCCGATACCCCGTTGATCGGCAAGGACCTACGTCGCCTCGGCCAGAACCAACCCGCCGGAAAGGGCGAGCGCCTCCAGGAAGCGCGAGTAATCGGTGAGCGTTGTGCTCCAGCGGTAGGGGTTCAGATAGGGATCCGGCGTGATCCAGTCGTACTCGGAGTTCCCGCTCCAGAGATTGAAGGCGAGCGCGAGGTACATCTTCTCGCCCGTCGACCACATGGAAGCAGCCGGAATGAGGCGCTCCCAGTTGATGAACCGACGGTCCAGAACCACCAACGTGGCCGGGATCTTGTCCGCCAGCAAAGGCGAGCCCAGCAGGTAGACCGCCGGACCGAATTCTCGATCGCGACGGACGGCTTCCGGCAGGTCCTCCAGGCTGCGCACGGCGAGCATCTAGATCGCCTCCGCTTCGGAGGCCGACAAGGTCTGCACCTCGTTCGCGTCCGGCAGGCGGCGTCGGCGGGCTTCAATGAGACGGTGCAGGCCTCCATCGGCCATCAGCTGGAGCTCGGGCAGCATGTCCTTGTCGAAGCCCTTCGCCGAGGCCCAATCGACCACCGCCATGCGGCTGCGATGGACATGCAAGCGGACCGCCTTCTCGGCCTTGACGACCTTCTCCTCGCGCACCTTCGCGTCGGAATGGAGACGCTTGGTTGCCATGCGCTGGGTGTGCGCTTCCTTCAACTCGCCGTGTGCGGCCTGGAGGTCGCGCTCAGCCGAGGCGACGCGCTCACGAGCGCTCTCTTCGCTTTCGCCTGCAAGTCGGTCGATCTCCGCAGCTCGCTCGGTGGCCACCGCGGCCTCGCGGTGCATGTCGCCGAGATGCGACAGCACGTCCTCGGCATCCTTCAGCGAGAAGGCCAATGCCTCCCAGAGGTCCTGGTCGACCTCGCGTTCCTTCTTGAGTCGCACCGTCCCTACCCTCCTGAAATTCGCTGCAGAAATTGACCGATCGAGATGAAGCCGAAGATGGCGAACACCACCAAACCCGCAACCAAGACCACGCGCAGGAACTGACCGAGATCGGAGGACAGAGCAACGTTGTGCACACCCACTCGTGTCCTCCGAGCTCGGCCGTCCGCATCGATGAGCGATTCCATGTCGCCGCCGAACTCGTCGGCCTCACGCTTGAGGTCAGCCGTGCAGGGTTCGCATCCGGAGTGGATGCCATGACGGCCTGGCCAAAGCAGGCCGGCGCGTTCAGATGCATCCAGCTGGCCTGCGATCACGGCGAGGTTCCGTGTGCGAAGCCATCGCCGGCGCACAAGCCAGCGCTGTCGGAAGTTCTCGGCTTGGAGTTCGGCGTGGAGGCGATCGTTGTCGGTGATCACTTGCTGTCCCACCTCTCGCCGCAGCCACCGATCTCTCGCGCCGGGTCGCAATGGAATGAGGGCTTCTTCGCGTTTGCCTTGAAGAATTTGCGGGCATACCGCCGACCGCAGGTGGGGCAGGGAGGATCGGAGGGAAGCGATCGCACCGAGCGCTCTTCGCTCATGCGCCGGCACCCCGCCACAACCTGACGAGATTCGAGTGGCCCTTCACTCGCCGCGAACAGCCGAAACCGACCGTCTTGATCAGCCCTGCGGCCGCGGCCTGCTTGAAGATCGCGCCGGCGATGTTCGGATGCGTTCCCGCGGGCGGGTCACCTGCGAGCTCGCGGACATCGTCGCCGGTAAATACCGTATTCCTGCCGGCGAGATCCTCGATCGCAGCGATGAGCTTGTCGCGGTACTCGGCATCCGAGCTCTCGATGACCTGACTGATCCCTTCCTCTCGTTGTCGGATCGCCTCGAAAATGTCGAGCTGCGCGGCGGCGGTCATCGCTTGGCCTCCTTCTTTGCGGCGGCCTTGTCGATGATGGCGCGCGCGTCATTCAGGACCTTCTCGTACTCGCTCTCCTTGAGCATTTGGTCGACGAATCCGTGAGGGTCAAGGCCAGCTTCGCGGACTAGCTCGTAGGCATCGATGAAGCCGTGCAGGTGGATGACCTCAAAGCCCTGCTCGCGTTCATCGCTCGGCGTGAAGATCGCCATGACCTCGGCGCCGAGCCGAGCAGTCGCCTTCGTCGACGCGACATTGTTGATGGCCTCGGTCATACGGCCACCCGACCGGTGAAGAACTCCACCGGCTTGCCTGTACGCTGCGCGATGAGCTCAAGCGTGAGCTTCGAGGGCCGAGCCTTGCCCTTTTCGATTTGACAGATCGCGGCGCCAGTCAAATCGCGACCAGCCAGCTGCCTGAGGCTAAGTCCGGATTCCTTCCGTGCAAGCGCGACGCTGCCTGGAACAATGTCGACACCGCCGCCGCGTCGCCGACCGTGATGGCGGAATCCACGCGCTGTCCGAGTCGGCGGCGCGTCACCAGGTTCGACCGTTTTGAAGAGTGCGAGTTGCCGATCCAGCTGGAACAGGCAGCGCTTGGTCTCATCCAGCGCCGCCCACAGGTCATGGTCAGCAAGCAGATGGGAGGCCGACCGGACCTGATTGACCGCCTGTTGGAAAGCATGAACCCGCTCCTCATGAGTGAGTTCGCGCTCGATGGCGACGAACGCTGGCTGCTGCCGCTGCTCGGATGTCATGCAGCAACCTCAGCCGGTCGTTCATCGCGGAGCACCACTTCCCACAGCGGCCAGTTGAGACCTCCAGGAGGCAGCTGGGCTCGGAGCCGATTGACACGTCGCTGATCGCGGGGCGTCTCGTCGAGTGCTGCCTGAAACTCAAGTCGCAGCTTCCGCAGCCGCCGCTGTTGTACGGGCGAGAGCAGGTGGTCGAGGCGCTGATTGCGAGGCGTCAACTGACCGCCTCCGTGAGTTCGCGCGCGAGGCAGAGGTCGGGAGCCTCGGCGATGACCTCGGCTACCTTTCGGACAGTCGACATCGTGACCGGCTCGCCGCGGCGAATCTTCGCAATGGTGACGTGGCTGAGCCCGGAGAGTCGTCCAAGCTCGGCGGGATCCAGGCCCTTGACGACGAGCATTTGCTCGAACTCTTTGGATTTGAAGCGACGCCTCAAGAGGCAACCACCAGGTCGACCGGGGCGTCGAGCACCGGAATCCGACCCAGCGCCGTGAGGATCTTTCCAAAGGACTTCGATTTCAGTCGCTCCCCACGGATCGCCCGCGCGACTGTCTCTGGATCGACCTGGGCCTCCTTAGCGAAGGCCTCCTGACTGAGACCGCGGATCGTGATCTCGCGGATGAGTTCGCCCTCTCTAAAGACAGGAAACCCGCTCATATCGGCGGATTATCCGCGCATTACCCGGACTATGTCAAGGGCGAATTGGTCTCAGGGCCGGATTTCCGCTTAGTCTGCCGGGGGTGGCGGAACTGGGGGATCGCATCGCAATCCTTCGGCGGCGAAAAGGCATGACCCAGGAAGCACTCGCCGCGGCCGTCGGGGTGAACACTGACACGATCGGGAAGTGGGAAAATGCCGACCCCCAGCGCAAGGGTCCTCAGCTTGCAAACGTTATCGCTCTGGCGGCAGTTCTTGAGGTCTCGATCGACCAGTTAATCAAGGGCGATGAGGCTTACGGCGCCGCTTTGAAACGTGAACTGGGCCAGATTGTCGACGAGAAGATGGCTGAGCTCGAGCGGAGATTGGATGAACGCCTGAAGCGCGCTGGGCTATGAACGCATCGACCGCCTCGTTGATGATTTGCAGCAATTCCTCTCGAAGGAAGGCCACCTCTCGGCGCACACGCTCACGTTCATTCATCCGTTCCACCCCAAACGTCATTGATCTGAGGTGGACGGAGCTCGTCTCCTCTGACCAAATCCTATGGGACGGTCAGTTTGCTTCAACTGACTTAACAAAATTTAGTTAACACCGGTTGAGAGACGGTTATGAATCAAAGTAGGAATGCGGGTGCGGCATACGCAATCGCCATCGTGCTGTTGGCAGGCTGCGGCGGGGACACGCCGACGCAATCGCAGGGTCCCCGACCGAGTGCCAGCCCGACTGAATCGGCGAGTCCGCCGCCATGCGCCGGGACTTGGATACTCGCATCGGGCACCCTGACGGTCATCGTCACCACCCCAGGGCCCGCTGTCGTCGATGTGCTGGCGCTACACGCTGGCGCTGGAGCGAGTAGTCCCAGTACGTTTGGGACTGTCCCGGCCGGCGGCACGGGCATCGTCTTCCACCTGGCCGCCGCAGCTGCACCCGCCGAGGTCGACGTCACAGTCAAGGCGAATCAGACCATCTCCGCGTGCCAGGCGACGCCAGCATGATGCGATGCAGCAATCACTGTGCGCCGCGCGCTTCGAAGAGTCAGGCGCTGCCTCGAATTCGGATGACTGTGGCTCGTTTAGAGCGCCTGACTTCGGATCAGGAGGTTGCGAGTTCGAGTCTTGCAGCGGGTACCAGGCCTGATCTGACCGCCCTTGCCGAGTTCGCCAGCAGCGCCT